AATTAATTAACTAATCGGAAAGTTTTTTCCAATTAGTTAAAAGGACTTTTTCAAAGAAAAAATTTGTTTTCAGAAAAGTTTTGAGAGAAATATGAAAATAACTAAATGGAAATTTTTTTTCCAATTAATTAACTAATCGGAAAGTTTTTTCCAATTAGTTAAAAGGACTTTTTCAAAGAAAAAATTTGTTTTCAGAAAAGTTTTGAGAGAAATATGAAAATAACTAAATGGAAATTTTTTTTCCAATTAGTTAACTAATCGGAAAGTTTTTTCCAATTAGTTAAAAGGACTTTTTCAAAGAAAAAATTTGTTTTCAGAAAAATTTTTGAAAAAGTTTTGAGAGAAATATGAAAATAACTAATTGGAATTTTTTTTTCCAATTAGTTAACTAATCGGAAAGTTTTTTCCAATTAGTTAAAAAGACTTTTTCAAAGAAAAAATTTGTTTTCAGAAAAATTTTTGAAAAAGTTTTGAGAGAAATATGAAAATAACTAATTGGAATTTTTTTTCCAATTAGTTAACTAATCGGAAAGTTTTTTCCAATTAGTTAAACAGATTTTTTCAAAGAAAAAATTTGTTTTCAGAAAAATTTTTGAGAGAAATCAAAATATCTTTCTCTCGTTTTATCTCAAAAAACACAAAAACAAAGACTTCCTCCATAAAAAACAGAAAAAATGACATTCATAAAATATAAAAAATTCTCAAACCAAATATTTTTATAAACTTTGAGAGAAATTAAAATACCCTTCTCTCGTTTTCTCTCAAAAAACATAAAAGCAAAGACTTCCTCCATAAAAACCAGAAAAAATGACATTCATAAAAAACAAAAATTCTATAATATACAACCTAAAAACTAATTTAGGATTTACTATTTGAGAGAGAAGAAATATTATCCCAATATAAAGTATATGGAAGAAAGATTAAAAACAATAATAGGTTCAAATAATAAAAGTCCAACTATAGTGAATGAAACAAGTAATTTTGTTGTAGCGACATATTGGTGGGGTAGAGGAAACTGGAATAATAATACAGCAAGACCTTGTATTTCATTTTTTGAAGAATTTACAAACACGATAATAAAATTTGCTATTGTTACCTTTAATAAAGTTAATAAAATTAATCAAAAAAATATTAAATTACCGAATTTGGATGAAATAATGGATAATAATAATTTTATAAATCACATTTCTTTATTACAAGGATTTGATGAAAGAATTGAATTATTCACAAAAGTATATTTTGATATGATTTTTGAAAAAACGGGAGTAAATACAAACGAAAATAAACAAAATCCAATTTTAAGATTTGAAATGGCAATTCAAAAAATAGAAGAGATGAAAACAAATGGTATTACATCAAATTCATATCATTTAATGAAAAAAAAAGAAATAAAAAATATATTTAAAGAAATTGGTTTAACAATTATTGAATTAAATAAAGATAATATTTTGGATTTGTTTGTATTGAATAAATATGCAAATATGTTAAAAAGTATTTTTCTTGAAGACAAAGAAGATATAACGAAGGAACAAGTTTTAGACTTGAACAAAAAAAAAAAGGAATTTGAGAATAAAATTAAAGCAACACTAAAAATAAAAAAGAATTATAAATTGATTGGAGAAGATTTTATAAATATGAACATATATGATATTTTAAATAGTAAATTGCGATATATTGAACCAATAAAATTTGAAACAATGATTGATAATTGGGAAAAAACGTGTCGTGAAAAAGGATGTAATTATTTGTCGATAGAATATCCGGAATTTGCTCAACCTGGTGGATATCAATTGGCAATTAACGCAAAACCAATATTCATAAAAAAGGCACTAGAATTATGTGAACCGAATAGAGGGGTATTGTATATTGATGGTGATATGTTTATTCGTAAGTATCCATCTATATTTGATTTAAAAAATGTGGATTTTATGGCCCGCGGTTGGTGGATGGATCCGCGTGCAAGTTATAGATATCAAGAATCTATAATATTTGACCCTTATTCTTTTGAGACATCAGGGGGAACAATGTTTTTCTCTCAATCTATTGAATCAAAACGTCTATTGGATTATTGGACTCAAGAAAGTTCAAACCCAAAACAACAAGGAAAAGCCGATGATCGTATTTTATCTTTAATTTTCAACTCAAAAAAATTCTTATTGAATATGAACATAATACAATTACCCATTGAATATTTATGGTTGACATTGAACTATAATGATTATTTATTGGAATCTTTATATGATTGGGATTTATCAGAATTGGATAAAAATATTTTTATTGAACATCCTGAATGTTTGACAAGTGAAGAAACAGCTTCAGGTTCAGGTGCGTCCAATGATAGAACACCATTTTTTTATGGATTTCTTGGTGAAGAGAATTCACATCCTGTTTCAGAAGAGGGGTTTGAATATTTAATTTTTCCAAATAAAGAAATGACAAGTTCTTTTCAGAAATATCATGAATATATGAAAGAAACACAATATATTGATGATGGAAATGAAATTCTTATAAAAAAGGGGTTTATAAATAAAAACAATCCAGAAGATAATGAATATCCATTATATATTACAAGTTTTGATGAAAAATATGGTAAAAGAAATCCAATTTTTGAAAATAACAATAGATTAATAAATTCTTATGACAATAATATTAGTTTGAATACATTAAAGGAAAACGCAGAAGGTTTTATTGAATTAAACGAAAGTTATATTCCAAAACCACAAAGACTCAAAAAGGGTGAAGAATTGGTTGATTCTACAATTAGTATAATTATTAGTTTATTGAAAAAAAACAAAAATGTTATGTATATACCAAAAGATACAAATGCGGGCAGTTATGCTGATATTTTATTATACAAATCTACAAATTTACAATTGATTTTTTATCCAATGATAAACGAAATGTCTCATATATTAAAACCGGTTATGAATTTAAATAAACCAATATTATTTCGTCCGATTGATGAAAATGGAAAAGAAATGTTAATAAAAATTCTATCCATGTTTAAATCACTTAACGATTTGAATGAATATTTAAAATATGGTTCATATCAAATTGTTTCAAGAATACGAATTGGATATGTATTGAATAAAAAAGAAAAATCAACCAAAACTAAACTTGGAGGTAACGGAACTATAAATAAAAATGATTTAGATGACTACGAAGATGGCTTAAAATATATGTATGGAGGAATAAGTGTTGGAAGAAAAATAATAAAAACAAGAAAAAATAGTAAAAAAACTCGAAATACACGAAAAATTGCTTAACGTCATAGGACATTCTATAATGTTTTTTATAAAATTTGAGAGAAAAAAGGAATACGTCGGTTCTTTTTTCTTATAACACATTTGAACATGAAATAGTTGTTAAGTAAAATCCGGATTCCAACTGCTATTTGTTCCATCACAAAATGAAAGAATATAATCATCAGTTATATTAAGATTGTATTTTGAGTGTTCAAAATCAATAATCCAAAGTTTCTCTCTTCCATCTAACATAAAATTATATCCTGTAATATCAGGATATTCTATATTGTATTCAGTTAATATTTTTATTATTTCTCTAACACCTTTTATTTTTTCTTTTGGAACATCTTTTATATTTTCACCATACAAATCTGATAAATTCATTCCCATAATTTTATGTAAAGTCATTATCTTCATTTTTTTGTCATAATTAAATATTTTCGGAACATTTACAATATTTAAATTATACACATATTTATGCATTTTATATTCATTTATACTCACATTGTGTTTGATATAATAATCTTCCGGATTGGGTAAAAATCCCGAAGGATATATTTTAGAAGGTATTTTAACATTAATGCTCATTTTATTATATTAATAAAATATAACAAAATAAAAATCAATTTTCATTAGGAAAGGAGGGGTAAACCCCTCCTCTCTTATAAGAAACCTGTTTTGAATGAATTCTGTAATACAATAAATTTTCCGAAATATTATGAATTTTACCGAAATGTTTTAAAAACCGAATTTCCAATTCAAAATCTTCTTTGAAAGAGGGATGTTGGTCGGATAAATTATAATTTCCGACTTCAAGAACGGCGGATTTACGATAACACAAAGTAGGATGATTCATGAACCATTCTCTCGGTTTTTCACAAAATTCTTCCCATGTCAAAACAGCAGGATGATGAGTTTGACCAAGAGCCTGTTTGAATTCATCCAAAGAAAATAGAATCATATTGGTCCCGCAAATCACACATTCATGATTGACTTTCATAAAATCCAATTGACACTGAATTCTTCGTGGCAACATAATATCATCTGAGTCCATTTTAAAAATCAACTCGTGAGAACAGAGCAATACACCCAATTGGAGAGAAACTCGTGTTCCACAATTGTCCGGAAAAGCACGATAGACCAATTTTACCCAACGAGATGTTCGAATAAAATTGTCCAACGCCCTTTCCAACAATGCAGTATGTTTTTCGTCGGAACCATCATTTATCCAAACAATTTCCATTCCAAAATGCCCGGATTGGTTGCGAATTGAAGCCAAACATTCAGAAATATAATGGACATCAGTATTAAAAGAAGAAATTAAAACAGAGACCCATTCTACGGGTTCTCTCAAAATAAATGGCAATTCTATGGTGTGAATAAGAGAATAGTTGTTTTTGGCTGTGGACCATTCTTGATACGCGTAGACTTTTTTATGTCCCAAATAGCCCTGTTTTTCAGTAAAATGAACAGGCAAAAACATATAAGAAGGAAAAACGGAAAAATCCGGAAATTTTCCAGTATTCAACATTTTTGTCAAAAGAGCGGGCCCAACACTATACCACGCCCGATATTTTGTAAGGTCCGTCATTGTCATTTTCTGTATTTCTTCTATAATGGCTTTACAAAGAGGATGTCTCGGTATAAATCCCATTGTGCCGGTTGCGATCAAACCTTCTCTTAATATTTCGTTTTCAAAGGTGGCAAACGCGGTCTTTTCAAGAAAGAAAGAGTCCAGTGGTTCAATACAAATACTATCAGCATCTATAAAAATTCCCCCAAAATGATACAAAATTTCCCAACGAATAATATCGGCCTTGCCGTTGATTTCGTTCATCCAATGAATTTGTTTTTTCAAAGAAAGATGAGGCATTTTGGTTTCTATTTCATATTCATTCCAAAAAATATATTCAAAATCGGGATGTTTGTATTTCCAAGTATTCATCATATGAATTGGCGCCGGTTTCTCTCCAATCCAAAGTTGATGAATAATTTTTGGAATAGACATTATATAGAATTCTATAATGATGATAATTTTATGTGGGTACAATCATCCGTTTTATTCTTGTAACCAACTGATGGAATTACGAACATCTTCTGACACAAGAGCCAAATTCATCAAAATATAAATAACTCCTGTATTTCTTGAAACATCGTTGATTCCTGTAAATACAAGATTTTCCATAACAAGCAAACAAGCTTCTTTAATTTTTTCCGTTGAAATAGCATTGGAATTATGAATAATAATATTATAGAAAGGGTCACCATTCAAAGAACAAATCTCAAGTTTCACATTAGAACGAATTCCACCACGTTCATTCCAAAAGTCCCGTAATTGACTAAAAAAACGCATTAAACTATTTCTTCCCAAATCATCAAACCATTTTCTTTGTGTATAATTGCCCAATAAATCAATTTCATAAAACAAATCCTGAATTCTTGCGTCCATACTTTTACTTCTTTTTTCAATAATGTCGTAAATTAAGTGAATTTGTGTTTGAGTCAATGACGCTCTTGGAGGATAAAGAGAATTTCCCAAAAAACGATGTGGATTGGGTGAATAAGAAGAGGAAGAAGAGTGGGAAGAAGAAGAAATACGTTGATTTACAACAGGGTCTTTATTCATATCAACAATTTTAGGGTCTATAATTTTTATCATCTGAATTAGTTTTTTTATATTGGATTGAACATTAATTCCAATGGGTTCACGGGTATAAGGATTCACACATTTTTTCTGAAAACATTTATTCGGTAATAATTGTTCGAGTGAAAATATATTGAATCCATAATAAAAATCCTTTTCGTCTCTGTAAGCAAAAAACTGATTATCTGGAATATTTTTTAGCGGTTCCAATGTATAAAAATCAGTATCATTGACACATTTGTCACGATTCAATAAAGATTCGTGATGTAAAAGATAAGTTCGTTTTAAAAAAAAAGAACGAATATATTTACTAATAAACGAGTTTATAAAACGGGCAGAATGTTCTTTTCTATAATGTTCTTCAAGAATATCAACAAGTTCCTGTTTTTTGAGTTTATAAATACCTTTTACATAAATTCCTGATTCTTTAACTTCATTTTTCAACTGGTCATTGGTCTTTTTATTTAATTTTTTTTCTTGAATTTTTTCAATTAGCATTTTGGAAAAATTGTTTGTCATTATATATATTTGATAATTATTTTTATATTGTTTTCGGGATTCAATAAACTTAAAATCCAGGTTCGTCTGTAAAAATAACGGGCGAAGAAGCAATATCGAGAGAAGGTGTATTGGTTATGGTATTTACAAAATGAGTAATGGAACTATTTAATTGTGAAAAGATATAAACACCAATCAAAGAGGCGATAAATACTTTAATTGCATCTCTTACAAAATACTTCAAAGGAGGCATTTCTTTATCGATGTAACGCATTTCAATAAATTTCATAAGTCCAAACAAAATAGTAATAAAAAAAGCGACAATAAATTCTTTTTCCATATATAGTATAAACAAACACTATAGATATAAAAATAACGCATCTTTATGCGATTTCAATAAAATCCAATAACGGAACATCATCCGTCAATTTTTTCTCTAAATCCAATACATCCAATTCCGATAAATCAATGGGTTCCATAATTTTGATTTTATCTTGATTTTGGTCTTGGTCAAAATTTTCTGAACTTTCTTCTAATTTCTTTTGCATAAGTCGACTTACACTAATTTCTTCCAATCTCTCAAGACTTTTTGGAGCGTGAATTTTGCTTTCATTTTTTTCCGTGTCTAAAACTGAATCATAGTCGTTAAAAGTCAGTCGTGTAACAACTGGTTCATCGTTCAAGTTTTTGATGGAAGGAACATTTTCAGGCGGTTTTTCATCCGTTTCCTTCTTTTCGGATACTTCCTCTTTTGGCAAAACATCTTCCTTTGACACATCCTCTTTGATAGGTTCTATAATGACTTCTTCTTCCTCTTCGATGCTTTCGTCCAAATAAGCGCGAATAATGGCTTCGGTTGGAATACTATCACGAATGGTAATCAAAATACATTCTTGAACCAACAATTCCAACTCACGATTGTTTCTTTGAACATTGAGAGAAGAAATGTTTTTTTCAAACAGATAAACATTGGAATATACTTTGCGAGCTACATGAATATATACCTTGTGAAGAAATGAATCCAATTTTGGAATGGTTATATCGATTTTTTTTTGTTTGTTACCAACACGAATACTTGTCAGAACTTTTAGTTGAATAATATGAACACATGTAATAAGTTCTTCCAAATGATTACAACCGCTTTTTTCAATGATTCTTCTTCTTTCTTCCTCAATGATATTGGCATTCCATTTGGGAATACTGGTCAAAAGATTTTGAAATGTCATTAAATATTTATCAATCTCTCCTCTCTCAATACATAACTTCCATGATTCGTTAAAAATAGACCGAATACCTTCTATAATGTGTCCTGTCAATATACTAACCAATCTTACTGAATACTCATTGCGCGCTTCATGTAAATTTGTAATTACGAAATCGTCCATCTTTATAAATAAAAAATATTTTAATCGTTTTTATTTAACGAGTTTTGTATTCATCAATGAATCATTCAAAAATAACATATTTTTGCCGAAAATCCAATTTTATTCAATTTATCGTTTATTTTTTCAATAAATTCACTCAAAGAATGAATCGGATTTTTTGTATAGTATTCTTCTAAAGATTGTTGGTCAATTCTAGACTTTTCCAATAGAAACCAAACGTTCATGAGAACCATAGAAATAGAAATCAAAAAGAGAGAACAATAGAATCTTTTCACACCGAAATTCGGATTTGATTTTATAGAAATAAATCATAGTCAGGGAACTTTGGTTCCATCCTGATGAGATAAAGTCAATAAAGTCCAAACAAGATAGCCCCTGTTCGTAGAATTGATTGGCCAAAAAAACCAATTGACTATGAGTAGGTTCCGATGGAAGTTCTTTCCATTTGTTTTGAATCCATGATTGTTTTCTCTCTTTTTCTTCTTTAAAATTTAAAACATTTTCTGTAGTGTATTGGTGTAAATTGATTGCACTTTGGCCAAGGGGGCTCTGACCAAAGGCCGTCGAACTTTGGCAAAAAACCAGCATCTGAGGAACATAAATTTCACAAAAACGAGAGAGAATAGGATTTAATAATTTATTTTTATTTTCAACAATAATAAAAAATCGTGTATTGTAACTGAACAATTCAATACATCTTCTTAGTGCCGATTGTGCGTCTGTTGTCAGAGAATCGGCATTCAATAACACAATAGTTTTGAATTGAATACCGACACTTAAATTGGTTTTAGCGAATAATTTTAATTCTTCGCGAATAAATTTAATACCTTTTCCTTGAGAACAATTTACATACATAACATTTTCTTTGATGGATTTACTATTCTTGTAAATTTTATTTAAGAATTTATGGACTATGGTTTTTTTACCGGAACCCGAACTTCCGTGAAAAATAATATGGGGTATTTCATTGTTATCGTAAAAATATTGTAATTTATTTTCAATATTTTCATGAATATCAGACATTATAGAATACTATATACATTATTTTATATAATTTTTATTGAACTTATATGGACAGAGACATCAATGCTTGAAAGAACATTCTATATTTATGAAAATCGGCGTTTGAAATGAAAAAAGGTCTAAGAAAAAGGACTTTTTTGTAATAAATTTCTGAAATTCATTTTATACATTTTCAAAGAAGGTGCGATTACTGGCTCAGAAGTGGGGGCCGATACAGGTGTCGGTGTAGTTATTGAATTAAAATTTGTCTGTATTTTTTGTAAAGAGGAATTTGTATCTTGAATTTGGTTTTGTAATTGAATTTGGGTAGATTGTAGTTGATTTTTTAATTGAATTTGGGAGTCTTGAGACACAGATACAGAATTTTGTAATCTAGCTATAGTGTTTTTGATATTAGAAGATAATTGTGAGATATTTGTTTCAATGTTTTTTAAATCAGAAGATAATTTATTGTAGTTTTGTTTATGTGTCTGAATTTCTGCTACCAAATAAGTAATGATATCAAACCATTTAAGATTCATTGGATTGTTACTAGAATCGACGACAACCAAAGCGGGGTCTACCTGAAAAACTTCATTGGCAATAAATCCATAATTGGTTGTTCCATCGGGAATATAAGTAAATTGACGAGGTTGAAGAGAATATAAATTGGCGCTTAATCCACTGGGTAAATTGACTACATTTGTTTTATCTGAAGCGGAACAAGTAAAATAAGTCAATTCATTGGAAATAGAATTATAAAAAAGTGGGTTGCTCTGAGAAGCGGAACGAAGAGGTTGAATAAACAATCCGGGTGTACTGGCATTGAGAGATTTTGAAGAAGCATTCAAAATGATACAATTAGCGGGTTGATTGGTTTGTCCCGCATCGTGTCCAATAGCAATGGAACTTGTACCCTGAGAGATTTGACCGGCACTTGTTCCAATAGCAATAGCATATTGTTGTTGGTTGCTTTGACCGGCATTTTGACCAACAGCAACCGCATTATTGGATTGTTCGTTTTGACCGGCATTTTGACCAACAGCAACAGCCGAATAATCCTGACTATTTTGACCGGAATTTTTTCCAATAGCAATACTAAATGTGCCTTGATTTTTCTGACCGGCGTTTACACCAATAGCTAAAGAATTGGCATGTTGTTGATTCTTTCCGGCATTGTTTCCAATAGCAATGGCAGATGAATCCTGAGTATCTTCACCAGCATTTGTACCAATATTTATACCTGAACTCATTATATATTATAGGAGAAAAAGAATATAAATATGAACTACGATATTATACAACAACGATGAACTTTTTGTATAATTTATTTTTCAGTATTTTAAAAATATATAGTATATTTGTTGTCTATATGCGAAAACATTTTCCCATCTTTGCTAAAATAGGGCATGAATTTTCTTATTTTTTGGGGTTTTTTGAAGGAAAATGGATTGAACCCTATCGTTGGTCAACTTGTATTTGTTTTTTTGAGGGGGACGATTACAAAGAATATTACGATATTGGATATATTTTTGACCAAAAAGACTATTATTTGGTATTGAAAAAACACGATAAATGGATTGTATCATTTCATGAAGAGAATCATAATTCTTCTTTGGTCCCCGTCAAATCCCCTTTTTTATTTATTTCATACAAAATTAAAGATGAAGATTCTATTCTGATTGAAATACCCGAAGAATATTTTGTGGAAAACAACGAGTTGTTGTCAAATTTACATATTGCGAGACTTTTAAAACACCATTATCCAAATGTGAATTTTGATAAAGACTATACATTAAATATTATGGACTGCGAACTGAACACATTTTGTTTAAATTATGGTTCATATGTAATTTTAACCAAAGACAAATACACTATTGTACATAATTGCGATTAGAATAAAAATTGAAAAGAATATAAATAAAATCTAGCATAATATATTAAGGGACATGGAGAGAGCAATCTTTGAACCCAAACCTCAACACAATTTGATTGATAAATGGAATTTATATTACCATTTACCATACGACACGTCATGGGATTTAAAAAGTTACAAAATTATCATGCAAGATATTGATACGGCTGAAAAACTCATTGGAATCAATGAAGTCATGCCGGAAGATGTAGTAAAAAATTGTATGTTGTTTGTGATGAGAAAAGGTATATTGCCTTTATGGGAAGATGAAAAGAACAGAACGGGTGGTGCGTTTTCTTTTAAAATTGTCAATAAAAGTGTATACTTGGTGTGGCGTCATTTATTGTATGTTTTATGTGGAGAAACATTGGTTACGGATAAAAAATACAATCATTTAATCAATGGTATTTCAATTTCACCCAAACGTTCTTTTTGTATTGTAAAAATATGGATGAGAGATTGTTCGATTCAAGACCCCAATATTATTATTGATATTAAAGATTTACAAAAAAATGGATGTTTGTTTAAAAAACACGAACCCGAATTTAACTTATAACTGAAGAATAAAAATATTCCAATATAATTTTCTATAGCATTATAGAAATGAATACAGAAACGAAAACGACACAAACAGAATTATACAATCGATTCAAATCTACAACAACAAAAAGTATTATTCATTTGACTGAACATATTTTTTATTTCTCTCTTTTTCTCTATTTTTTGATATTTGTAAAAAATAATATTTGGATTTCCGCCATAACGATACCTGTATTGGCCCTTTTCAATATACGTACATTTACAATATTTCACGATTGTGGTCATCAGTCTTATTTTCATAGTTTTTATCTGAATTATTGGGTAGGTTCTATTATGGGTATTTGGGTATTGACACCGGTTTCTTGGTCATATGAACATCACCTTCATCATTTAACAAATGGCAATATAGAAAATAAATATGATTTTGCCTATAATATTACCATTTATCATACAAAACAGCAATTTAATAAATTTACACCAATGGAACAATATTTCTATAGTGCTTTTCGTCATCCTCTTGTTTTTTTTGGGATATTACCCGTCGTTAAATTTTTCATATTGAATAGATTTGATTATTTTTTATACAAAGTTTTGAATAAATATCCATACGAAAAAAGTATTTATCTTTTTACAATAAATTTACTCATCAATAATTTGGGATTGATGGGTCTCCTGAAAATTCTCTATGATGCCGGAATTTTGCAACATTATATTGTTTCGATGTATATTGCCAGTGTATTGGGAACTATTTTATTTCATAATCAACATACATTCAATCCGGCCTATGTGGTTTCAAACGAAGAATGGACGTTAAAAAATAGTGGGTTGGATGGAAGTTCATTTATGATTGTTCCTTCGTTTTTTAAATTTTTTACAAATGGTATAGAATATCATCATATTCATCATATGAATCCCCGTATTCCTGGCTATCATTTAGCCGATTATCATAATTATATTATGAAGAACGAGCCTTTTTTATTTGATGATGTGAATTATTTGTCTATAGTGGATTGTTTGAATAATTGTTGGTTGGCTCTGTATGATGAAGATACCAAACAATATACAGATTTATATTTTTAACTTATTTTTATCAAAAACAGGAGGATTTTTCAACATCAAAAGTTGATAAGTGGTTCTAATTTTACGCAAAGACAAAGGATTTCTATAATAACTTATGTTTGAAATGGAACCATATATTCCGTCGTCTGAACCAATGCTTATTGAATCAGAAGCACTATAGGTTGCTTTATAATCCATCGATTTAATTAATTCGGCATTCAAGAATAAATCACAAATTCCATTGCCATTGTAAGTAATGACAATGAAATTCCATTTTTGTTGAGGAACAGAAAAATGATATCCTGTTTTATCGTCGGAACTAAAATAAAAAATCAATTTATCCTGTTTCAATTGAGTATTGTCTGTATTGTTGTAATAAGTAAGTCGTGGATGTCCTCCATAATTGAAAATTTCCGTTTCATTTCGTTTTTCTGGTGAAGAAATATAGACCCACATACTGATACTATAATTTTTGTTGATAGTGGTAATGGGTGTATTATTAAAAAAGGAGTTTTGAGGTGCGTCAATTAAAAAGGCATTGTTTGTAGATAGAATCATTTGTTTATCCAAAAAAACACTATTGTCCAATATTGCGATTCGGTCATTTTTTGAATAATTTTCAATCCATGACATGAAATAAAAATAAAAAATAATGAATGCTATTTCCAATAAAAACAAAACAAAAACAATATTGGGAGTCGTCGTGTATTCGTTTCCTAAATATTTAATAAAATCAGTAATCAAACAAGGAATAAAAAATATAAATTGTAAAATAAAATTGGAATCAACCGGTACAGAAGTATTTTTTATTATATTGTAGAGAATTGTCAGCGCAACAACAATGATTGCGAAAATAATTAAATAACTAAAAAAAGATTGAGAGAAAATTTGATACACATTATGGTAATACATGAATAAAAGAACGACGAATAAGACGCCAATAAAATAAAAAAGTGCCTGAAAAGAGATAGATTCGAAAGGACCCTGACTGAATCTTTGACTCAAATAAACAGCAAGACCAATGATAACCAAAAATAAGAAAAGATAAGAATAAGTAAAAGTGGTTTGAACCAAAATATTGTTACGAATAGAAAAGGAATAATAAATCAATAAAATTAAAAATCCAAATAGAATAAAAAAAGGTAATTGTTTAGGATAATTCATTATATTATGTGGGTATTATAAAATAATAATAGATTATTGTATTGTATATATGCGTATTGAAATATTGTTGTTTATAGTGGCAGGTTTGATTATTGCTAATATTTATACAGACGGAAAATATTTAAAATTATTGATGACTTATAAAAAGTATTATCAAATAGCGGGTGTTGTTGTGGGTGCTCTCTTTTTGTATTGGCTTGTCAAAAAAAATCCCGCTTCAACCAAAGAGTTGATTCTCTCAAGTAATGAATATATTAAATATTTACCTGTGGATAAAAATATGACGAGTTTCATTGAACCGCTTATTGATTTTACAACCAAACAATCCTATGTAAATGATGGATACGAACAACCAATTTTAGCAATGGGAACAAAACCCCCTATTCGTTCACCCAAACCCCAGACAACGGGTGGTGCGGAAATCAAATTCAAGCGTTCAGTAAGTGAAAGCAAGAAAAAATACATTGCCGCTAAACAGGGGTGGAAATGTAGAGAATGTTCGGAAATTTTACCCGCAACATATGAAGTGGATCATATCATACGACTTCAAAATGGTGGGTCAAATGAAATCGATAATTTACAAGCATTGTGCCCTTCTTGTCACCGTAACAAAACGATGATGGAGAGTTTGTCTCTGTAATCGTTGGACGGGATGTAGTTGTTTATTTTTATCAATTATTTCAACAAAATATTTTTATTGAAAATTGAAAATATAAAAATAATCCAATTGATATCAAATAGAGAGCCAATGTCCAATTATCCCAAAATTGTCGGAATTACAGGAAAAAAAAGACATGGAAAAGATACATTGGGCAATTATTTGGTTGAACATTATGGATACATTCGTGTTGCGTTTGCCGATGCCATAAAAGACATGTTAAGATGTTCCTTTGGTTTTTCGGAAGAGCAATTGAATGGTTCTGAAAAAGAAAATGCGGACCCATTTTGGAAAGTAAGTCCACGTGAAGTGCTTCAGTTTGTTGGGACGGAATTGTTCCGTGACCAGATGAGTCAATTGATACCAAATGTTGGTTCGGATTTTTGGGTTTGGATTGTTAGAAAAAAAATTCTCGATATTTTGGAAAAAAATCCTGAAGCAAAATTTGTCATTTCCGATGTGCGTTTTCCCAATGAATTGGAATTTATTCAAAATATTGGAAAAGAATTAAAGGGGGTTACAACTATTCGTGTAGATAGACCGACATTCAACGATTCAACTATAGGAATACAACATTTAAGTGAAACACAAATTGAAAATTTAAAAGTAGAACATGTGATTTTGAATGATAGTTCTATAGAACATTTGTATGAATCTTTAGATAGTATTTTCTTTTTGTATTCTATATAATGTTTTCAATGTTTTCAACAAAAAAGGTAAAAAAAGAAATGCCTAGGCGTTGTGAAATGACAGAAAAAGAAATTGATGATATGCTTTCTCGTTCAACACAACGAACAAAAACATCTAAACATACTGATAAAATTATGTTATTTCAAGTTTATGAAAAGCACCAACTCATCGACCTGTAAAAATGAAACAAATACAAAATTTGATAAATCAAGAAAAAAAAAAAGAAAAACAAAATACAATAGAAAATAAATCATATAAACTCTTTTTTTGTATGATTCTAATATGAGTTTTCATTTGTCCAAAGACTTGTCTTTGAACAGACCAAATCCCAATTATATTATAACCTCCCTCTGTTTTGGTCGTAAATATGCGCCTATTTTTGAACATTGGTTGAAAAACACTATAGAAAAATGTCCAACAGCTGATATTTTCGTTCCGCCAACACCGAGTTCTCTCCCTTTTGTACCAACAGAAGCATGGTGGGATGTGATTCGTTTGGAAAACAATATTGGTCTTTTACAGAAGTCAATCCCCATTATGCATTGTGATTTAGATGTGATTGTTGTAAAAGATTTGAAACCGATTGTTGAATGGGGAAGTTCACAAAAAATCGATATCCTTTTTTCGAAAGAAACATGGGGGGAACCTCTCCCCATTTGTTCAGGTTTGTATATTTTGTATCCATCTTCCCGAAATTTTTGTGAAAAGTTGTTGACTATGATGAAACAAAAGAAATACGGAACCTATAGTGACCAAAATACATTGCGTTCTTATATTTTGGAACAACCCCATAAAATTCGGCCCATTGTTTCAACTATAAATGGAATAACCTATAGTCATTCTCTCATTCATGTTGACAATATAAAAATCGTCATTTTGGATATGGAACTTATTACAAGGGACCCGATGACCACAAAAACTCAATTTGCCAATCACGTGAATGTGGACAATGTGGGAGGCGTTCAAACGTTTATTCGATTCTTTTATGAAAGAATTGAAGATTTGCCCTTGACGTGTCGTTGTGGAAAACGACATTTAGGAAATACGGAAATTTGTACTCATATTCGGCGTGTTAGATGAGTGCTTGTAATTTATCGGTCGATTCATTTTTCTTGTATAATATAAAATTTGGCGGACTTGAATCTTTATGATAAAAAATATGTGATATGATTTTGAAAATGGAATCCATAATACTTGGAGTATGGTAAATATAAAAATCTGTTAATTTATTACCAAATAGATTTGAATATCCGGCAAAAATACGAAGAAATTCTTGATGTTTTGCTAAAGACGACGTATTGAATGAAAACAAATTAATATGAATTTCAAAAGTCGGAAAAATAGTCAGAATTTTTTGAATTGTTTGAATAATATGATTGACTATAATGGGGTAATTTTCTTTCGAAGCAAACGTTTTGAAAGAAGGATAATCAAAATAAAGTTTATTTGTGTTTTTAATTACATAAATTGATTTGTCCATTATAGTATTCCCTTTTTCTTTTTTATGTTTATTTTCCTAAATTTCAATAATGTTTTTGAGAGAAAAAAGGAGGGGTTCTAAGACCGCCTTCGGCGGTCTTAGCCCTTGTGTCCTTGAAAAATTGAAAAGGAAAACAATATAAAAATAGTATAAGTCTATTCTATATGATCAATGAAGTTGTTACAAAAAAAAAGTCAAACAATAAATTTGACGATTTTCTGAAACAACATAGCAACTCTGATAATAAAAACGAAACAACACATACAAGAATTGGAAATAAAGATTTGAAAATTTGGGGAGGTAAATATTACATATCTGATGAAAATGAAGAAGAATTTCTTACATTGTATGCTAATGAATTGAATGTCGGAAATAAAGAATATTTCACAGAGACACAATTAGAAACGGATAGTTCTATTTTGATAGATGTAGATTTAAGGTTTAATTTTGACGTTAAAAAAAGACTTTATAATCAAGGACATTTAGAAGATTTGAGAGATTTGTATTTAGAAGAATTAAAAAAGATGTATCAATTTGATGAACAACCTTTTTATTACTACCAATTTGAAAAAACAGAAGTGAATCCCGTCGAAGAAAAAAAAGTAACCAAAGATGGAGTTCATATTATCATAGGAATCAAAACAAAAAGAGAAGACCAATTGATTTTGAGAGAAAATATTAAAAATCAACTTTCTAATATGTGGACTGATTTGCCTATCGTGAATACTTGGGAAGAAGTGTTGGACAAAGGAATTAGTGCCGGAACTTGTAATTGGCAATTGTATGGTTCAAGAAAACCAGGTTTTGAAGCGTATCGATTGACAAAAATATATCAAATCAAATTGGATCCGGCTGACCAAGAATTTATGATAAAAGCGGAAAAAGTGCCCGAATTAATAAGAACCGATTTATTGAAACGAGTTTCAGCAAGATGTAAAACAAACCCTCAGTATTTTTACAAAAGTGATTATATCGCTTCCAAAGTTCCAGCCAATGAAAAGGTAGTTCATCAAAGTCATCATAGTGGCGGTGCGTTTAAAAATAGAAATAGCATGCATAATATACAAAATATTCTTGACATTAAAAACAAGGAAATGTTAACGGAACAAGTTAATGTCTTTTTGGAAAGTATTGAAGCAACACATTATGATTTGAGAGAAACATACGATTATACAATGGCTTTGCCGGAAAAATATTATGGAACAGGTTCTTTTCCATATTGGCTTAAAGTGGGCTGGGCTTTAAGAAACATTGACGATTCTTTGTTTATTGTTTGGATCGAGTTTAGTTCAAAATGGGAACATTTCAAATATTCGGATGTTATAAATTTATACAATCGATGGATGGAATTCGATTCAGGAAATCCTCGTGGATTGACGCGTCGTTCTATTATGCATTGGTTAAAAGAAGACAACTTGGCCGAATATAATAAAATCAGAATGAAAAGTACTGAATATTTTATCAACGAAAGTCTGAAAAATCCAAAATGTGGTGATGTCGATATTGCTCATGTTTTGTATGAATTGTACAAGGATTCTTATGTTTGTATTAGTATCAAGGGCGATATTTGGTATCATTTCAAGGATCATCGTTGGAAGGAAGACGAAAGAGGGACATCTTTGAGAAAACATATTTCAGATGAATTGAGAGATATTTATAAAACTTTGTTGGAAAGTAAGAAGAAAATTTATGGTTCTTTGCCCGACGAAGAAAAAGAGAAAATCGTGCCACAATTGAGTAAATTACAGGATATTATTAAAAAGTTGGGTCAATCCAACGAAAAGGACCATATTATGAAGGAGGCCAAGGAAAAGTTCTATGATGAAGGACACGTATTTGTCAATAAATTGGATACAAATCCATGGATTCTTTGTTTTACAAATGGTGTGATTGATTTTCAGGAAAATGTATTTCGAAACGGAAGACCCGATGATTATGTCTCTAAATGTACAAACAACAAATATGTTCCGATTTCAGAGACACCAAATCCTTCACAACAAATCATTATAGACGGAATCAACGATTTTATGGCCAAATTATTTCCGTCCGCCGAATTGAGAAATTATATGTGGGAACATTTGGCGTCAACATTGATTGGAACTTCAACAAATGAAACATTTCATATGTATATTGGTGAAGGCCGTAATGGTAAATCGGTTTTGACAGATTTAATGAAAAAGATGTTGGGGGAATATAGTGGTGAAGTTCCATTGTCCATTATTACCGCAGCAAGAACAAAACCTGGTGGTTTGGCACCAGAATTGGTGGAATTGAAAGGAGTTCGTTATGCTGTTATGCAAGAGCCTTCACCTGATGAAAAGATCAATGTTGGTCCTATGAAAATGTTGACAAGTGGAACCGATGTTATTCAATGTCGTGCCCCTTATATGCCTCAGACAGTTCGTTTTAATCCGCAATTTAAATTATGTGTGTGTTCCAATACATTTATGAAAGTGGAAAGTCAAGATTTTGGAACATGGAGAAGAATTCGTGTTATTGATTTTGTCTCTTTGTTTACGGAAAATCCTGTTCAAGGTGACCCAATAAAGCCCTTTCAGTTTAAAGTCGAAAATGTAAGAGGAAAGTTTGAAATTTGGAAGGAAATATTTCTGTCTATGTTGGTGAATGTTGCTAAACGTACAAAGGGGGATGTCAAAGATTGTGAATGTGTTATGGCTTCGAGTAATTCTTATAAAAATGGACAAGATTATTTCGGTTCGTTTGTTAAAGAAATGATTGTGATTGATCCATTGGGCAGAATTAGTCAAACGCAATTAAAAATAGAGTTTGACAAATGGTATATATCTTTGTATGATGATAAATCGCGTCCAAAACCAAAGGATATCTTTGATTATTTTGACCGAACATTTGGAAAACACGAAAAGAACGAACCTTGGAAAGGGATTTCTATTTTAAGATGTGAAACAAGTGGTGAAGAAATAGTTCAAAAAGAAGAAGATTTTAAAGAGTAAATTATTGATGGGAATTTGCTTATCTAAATAATAAAAATCTTGGAATAAAAAAGAGATACTAAATAGTGTCCAATAAACCAAAGGGCATATTCAATATAATAAATAAAAAAAGGAAATGAAAGAAAGAATAAAACAAGAAATATTTTTCTATAAAGATCCAAATTTTTTTTCATCAAAAACAAAACACCTATAAAAATAAAAAGAACCACATAATAGAACCAATTCAAAATAGAGTTGAAATTTTGAAGATTGCTATTTTGTGTTTCAATATAAAATGCACGTTGGTCTTGTGTTAATTTTTTATCGTTTGTATTTTGTAATTGATTCTCGAGTTTTTTGTTTTGTTCTTGGACATTACTAAAAACAAAGGGTAAATCGGTTACTTCTAATTTCAATATATTTGTTAATTTGCTATGTACATTGTTAGCAAAGTTTTTATAGTCTGAACCCAAATCGGATAATTGACTATTGGCTATTTTCAAATCCTGATTCAATTGAACTATCTCGGCACTTTCAGGGCAAGTATAGGATAGATTGTTTATACAACCAATCGTTTGCCAATGTGTTCTCGCTTTGTTTAGGTCATTTCCACTTCTTCGGTATCCTAAATTGTTTTGTTCGATATAACATATGGCTTCTTGGTCTGAAAGTACATAACTACATGAAGGAGGTAAAACATAATTCCTTCCTTCTTTGCACCCATATTTGGTCCAGTGATTTCTGGCACATTTGTAGTTTTGTTTATTGTTTCCGCAACTTTGTAATACATCAGGATATTGAATTAAATAATAGGCGGATTCTTGATCTGACAATTGATGACGGCAAGATGTATTTGAATTACTTATATTCCATGATACTGGTATATTATTATTTTTATTTCCCATTTATAATAAAGATAGAAATGATTTTTATCTTTATTGTTGGATATTATAATTTACATTTTGTATTGAGAATAAGAGTTATATTCACTTGGTTCCATATTTTGAAAGGGTTGTTTTGTGGTCGTGGGTGAAGGTGTCATGGGTGAAGGTGTCATGGGTGAAGGTGTCATGGGTGAAGGTGTCATGGGTGAAGGTGTCATGGGTGAAGGTGTCGTTGGTGAAGTGGTCATAGGAAAACATTTTCCCTGAACTGCGTTCCATGTTGTTCCCGTAGAACAACAATTTGGACCCTGACAAGAATTTGGATCCTGACAAGAATTTATATTCAATGAATTTAATATATTGGAACGTGAATTAATCAAAGGGTTGTTGCTCAAGTCATAATTAATAGAATGAAGTACTGGTTGCTGTAAACTATAGATATCGTAATCCATGTTCCAACGTGAATAAATATCAACTAATTTATAAATAATAATAATAATTGCAACGGATAAAATCAAAACAACGAAAAACGGAACAGGAATAAAAGGTAAAAAACGATAAATAACCAAAAGAACAAAGATTATAATAAAAGCAATAACAATGACAATAATAATATAATTAAATGCTTGAGTTCTTTTTTTTGCACTTTCGTTAAATTCAATCAATCGATTTTGTGTATAAAAAGCACTATCAACACTTTGTTGTTTTTGTTGTAAACGTTGTTGTTCGCTTTGAACAATATTGTTTAAACTTTGTATATTATTTTGATAATTTGTTAATGTATCGTACGGACTCGGTTTAGACGATAAACCTTCTCTCATTATAGAAAGGGGTGAGAAACTTTCTGCTGCTTTTGTGTTTATAAAATTCTTCGAAATATTGTTAACCTGATTTGAAACCAAATTTAAAAGGTTTGATAAATTGGTCTCTGCACTAGATATGTCAATTGACGCATTTGCGTTTTTAATTTGTAAGTCAGATAATTGTGTTAAAGTATTTGAATATTGATTTTGTAAATTATTGAAATTTTGTTGCCATGTTGTATTCATTGCAATACAACTCGCGTCTGTCATACTGAGTTTTGTATTGGCATTGTTCAATTGTTGTTGTAAATTAGAAATCTGATTTTTTCTATTGTCATTTATCACATATATTTGATTGACCCATGCTCCACCAAATTGAGGATCACAACTTTTACCTGTAGCTTTTCCCCATTGAATGGCTTCTGCCAAATCACTTCCAGTAAAACATTGTCCGCCATATTGTAAACCAAATAAAAAATCATCATTTTTTTTTGCCAAATCTTGACAGGCTTGAATTGAATTTACATTTCCTCTATAATTGGGTAGCCCCCTTTTATCTCCGTTTTTATTTGAATTGGAAGGTCCTCCATCATTGAAACAACCAAGATAATAACTATTTTGAGCTAAAGACATTTATATATAAAGAGAAAAACAATCAATCTCTTGCCAATATAATAGAACCAATTAAAAGAGTTGCCATAGCCAATGTTCCTGCTATATAAAGTGTATTTTCATACAAACTTATTTCATAATTATCATGAATCAATCCATCTTGTAATGTTGGTGGCGGAAATAAAACATTTCCATTGTAATCGTAATATCGGTTTGTATTCGGGTTTGGATTCAACATATTTCCGCGTGTTTGATTATAATTTACAATGTTTTGTGATAAATCCATTATACCTTGATTCAAATTATTTAATTGTGAACTATATTGAGTAATTCCATCGTTTATTGGAATTAATTGATACTTTAATATATTTTGAGCACATGTATTTAAATCGGTTCCGTTGCAACTAATATCAGTATATTTACTAAATCCTTCATGAAAAGAGAACGGCTCTAAATGTGAACCAAAATAGGGGGATGTGTATTTTCTTGTTGTATCAGGAAAATTATTCGTATTCATATTCTATATTATTATATATTATTAGTCTTTAATTTTCAAAAAAGTAAAATAAACAAGACTTGTTGCTAATATAACCCATAAAACCCCCGTGTATCCTGTAACGTCATAGTCTATTTTGTATAAATTTGGTACTCCGGTTTTTGTCACATTTGTTTGGTTCAATTCATTCATTTTTACGTCAATCGCTTTTCGCAATGCCAATAATGCTTGATAATTTGTGTTGATTGTGTTCATTGAAGAATCATAATTGGGTATATTGAGTGGTGCTGTATTGTCTAAAATTTGGTTCAATACACCGACTAATTGTAAATAATCATTTTGAACTACATTATAGAATGTACATGCATTGCTCCATTGAGAACAGGAACTACCATTGGCACATCCATTTTGATAACATTGAAAAGAATTATTAAAAGCTGTAAGAGCAGTGTCGAGTTGTCCTTGATAACATGCGTCCAATGGAACACCAGTACATACGAATGGCGCGTATGTGAAATTACTCATATATATTATATAATGTTTTTTTGGAACCCCTGATTATGGCATAAATCTCATGAGAGCAAACATAACTAAAATTCCGCCAATTAAATTAAGTGTTTTTAGTTTTGAGTTGTCATAAATCATCGTGATATCCGTCTCTCTTTTTTCTGTTTCTTGATTGTTTTGTTGAGAATGTAAAACTTGATTGGCTAAACTACGATTGTTACACAATGATTGTTGATAACAATTGAAACTAATATCATTCCAACTGGGGTCTGTTATATTACATCCGTCTTTCGGTAAAATTATATTTTCACAATCTGTAGCTGATGGTGTTAAGTTTGAATTGTAATAAAAAAAATCAACAGGTTGGTAATCCAATGTAATTATATTCAAGACCGATTGATCCGGATTTGTTGTCATTTATTTTTCGGGAGATTTTTCTCTAGACACAAACACGATAGTAATCTTCTGTTATGGATGTTGGTGAATCACGAATCAAATGGCATACTTGGTTTGGTCTCATGAACACAGACATGGACAATGGGTCGAACCTTGATATTTCTGGTAAAAACGACACGTCTTTTATTTTTATTCTTAGTTTTAATTTTTCTACTTCATCGTCTGTCATAATTTGTATTTCTGGATTTAATTTATGTTTTCTTACATTGAATTGAAGTCGTTTTATGTTGAAAATGACGATATGAATACCTTGATTGTCGTATTTATAACGGATTGTTTTTATTGTCGTTTCATTGGGTTCATCGTCTGTAATGATAACCAATGAATCGGTTTCTTTTTTCAATATAGGTGTTTCTTCTTCTTCTGTCGAAAATAAGTCATCCACCATTTCTTCAATATTTTTTTTACCTAATTTTCCTAAATAATATTTTACGTATATCTTTTTTTCTTTGGTTTTTTCCTTGTCTTTTGTAACCAACATATCCAATTGTGTATTTTTATACATGGTTTCCACCTCACGAATACTGAAACCATCATAGCCCGTTGTATCATAATTTTCCATACTTAATAATTCTAGAATGATTAATCTTGATTTATAAATACTTAAAATACGATTTGGTTGATCCGATAAAGACAACATATATAATACTATTTTGTTTTTATTTTTAAATTCTTTTCAATTTTCAGCAAGCTTGCGCCCGAACCCCTCCTTTTTCTATAATATTTTTATATGAAAACGGGACGGGAGGAGAGGGGACATTTGGGGGGAGGAGGGGTTCCCCTCCTTTCCTAATAAAATTGATATCAAAAATATTAATAAAATATGATATAGTTATGCAAACAAGAACCGGAAAAATATATGGTACCCCTTCTTTGAAAGAAAGAATTGATATGTTGAAAATTGAACTGAATAAAAAAATAGAATATAATCTGAAAAATGGTATTTATGGACAAACCGCTTATATTGATGATTATGCTTTAATTGAATATTTAGAAGAACAATATAAAAGTTATACACGTAAATAATAACAATGGAATTATTACTAACATCTCTTTTTTTATTGTCATTTTCATTTTCATTTAGTTATGCCATAAGTGATTATTTTTTGGGCAGATGTTGGACAAATGTTGAACCTGAAGCAGCATTCAACAGAACCCCTCCTTTGGTTCAAGTAAAGGGACCAAGTCAGGGAACCAAGGTTTTCAGCAAGCTTGCACCCGAACCTCTCCTTTAAGATCGCCTTCAGCGGTCGACAGCCAGCGAGCTTCGCTCGCCTTTAAGGGGGTTTTAAAGGGCACAAGGGCTTGCGGAGCAAGCCCCGCTTTAGACCTTGGTCCCTTTACTTGGTTTCCATGAAAATTGATTTAAAACTATCATCTTATTCTATATATATTCCTGTAATGGTTAATATTCTTATTGTTGAAAAATCCGGAAACATCAAAGAATCAAATGTCAAGAGCTTTTCTGAAGCCGAATTGTTTAAAAAGGCGGGATATAAAACAGAAGAAGGATTCAAATCCATTCATAAATGGAATGTACCTTTAGAAAACAAAACTTACAATATAGCTCTGTACGGAAAAGTAAAAGGAAAAGCGGGTACTGAAAACAAATACGAATTCCCCCCTCCTGTGGATACAGAGTTGTTTTTTGGAAATTTAATTTTGACAAATCAGGATGAGAATGGACAATTTATGGATTTAATGCTGAATGATTGGGAGAAAATTTATGAATATTTATTTGGTGGGTTTGAAGATTTAGAAGACGAAGAAGATGATTTGGAAGATGAAGATGATTTTGATGACTTACCTGTTACCAAAACCGGTAGTTATTTAAAAGATGGGTTTGTTGTTGATGAAGAAGATGAGGAGGAAGAAGAAGAAGACGAAGACGAAGATGACGAGGAAGATGATGATGAACCTGTTGTTAAAAACAAAAAAATCATTAAAAAAAATCTACAAGAAATACCTGTTGAAGAAATTTATTTAGATTGTGAAATTGAATTAGAAGAAGAAGAATATAGATAAAGGAACAAAGGTCCTAATATGGGGTAAAGGCTCGGAAATGTAAATAAATAAATTCTATCGATTCTATAATGAATAAAAAGCAAATTATTAAAGAATTGAAATCTATTGAATTGAATGACATTATAGAAGATTTTCAAAAATTGAGAGATATCGGTAAAAAACCAAAAATAAATACTCAAGATTTGAATAGTAAAGTAGGCGTCGATATTGTCGATTATTTTACTTTTGAAGAACGTCTTCATACAATTGGCAATCATCATATTCATTTTTTTCAGTTTTTGGAAGAATTATCCGAATGGAAAAAAAAACCTTATGTTCAAAATATGGTTCGGTTTTATCAGAATGACCCTCAAAAAAGAAATACACCGCCAATAAAAATGTGGTATCGTATATTTTCTCTCTATTTTGGTTCTATTAATATTTTCAAACCATTAACAGCCATGAATGTTTATAAATTGTTTGGTGCTACGTCTATTCTTGATCCAACAATGGGATGGGGTGGTCGGTTAATTGGTGCTTGTGCTTTGGATATTCCACATTATATTGGTATTGATATGAATGTTGCTTTGAAAGAGCCCTATAAAAAACTGAAATCTTTTTTATCGCAAAGGTCATCAACACAGGCTACTCTATTGTTTAAAAATGCCCTGAAAGTTAATTATTCTTTGTATGAATATGATTTGGTCTTGACATCACCGCCTTATTATAATATTGAAAAATACAATAATACACAAGTTTGGGAAACCAAAGAAGAATGGAATGAACAATTTTATATTCCTTTGTTCACCAAGACCATGAATGGTTTGAAAAAAGGCGGTTGGTATTGTATTAATATTCCCATTGAAATTTATGAAAATATTTGTGTACCATTGTGGGGTACCTCTGATAAAAAAATTCCTTTGAATATTTCATCGAGATTGAAAGACGGAACTTACAAAGAATATATTTATTGTTTCAGGAAAGGTTGGTAATGGCTTTACAAACAAAACGGAAAAAAGAAAAATTGAATTAGTTTCATATGAAAGAATACAGAGTTATAATTATAAGTAAAAACAATGACGACACTATTTGATAAAATTATTCAATTTATTTTGTATATGACATCGAAATACAAAATAGACGATTCTCACGGAATTTCTCATTCGTTTGATATTTTACATCATACATATGAACTTTATAGGGAAGAATGTGAAAAGAATCCCGAATTAAAAAATCAAGAAAAAATTATTTATATTTCCGCATTGCTTCATGATGTTTGCGATAAAAAATACATGAATGAAGAACAAGGAATGAATGAAATCATTGAATTTCTATCTGAGAGGGAACTTGACTCAAATGAAATTACAATTATTCGACGAATTATAGAAACCATGTCTTATTCAAAAGTTATAAAAAATGGTTTTCCTGATTTGGGAGAATATCAGTTAGCGTATCATATAGTAAGAGAGTCTGATTTGTTGTGTGCCTATAATGTCGACAGATGTATCATCTTTCATTTACACAATCAAACGGAAAACATTGAACAAGCCATTTTAAACGCTGAAACATTATTTCAGGAACGTGTTTTCAAACACCAAGAAAATGGACTGATTTTACTGAATTATAGTAAAAGGATGATTCCCTTTTTGGAAAACCAATCTATGGTGAGACTTGAACGACTGAAAAAAATACAGATTTCAGGGATGCGGGCTAAGACCGCCTTCAGCGGAGCCCCGCTTTAGACCAAGTCAGGATACCCGTAATGAAAAATTTCATTCATATTCAAAAAGCACTCATCGATAGTGACAAAACGGACGTCAAATCAGCAATCCGTTCCTATTCCAAAGAAAATACTCTCGTTTTGTTCGGGTCAATGATTTATCTTTTTTTTATCCTATCTAAAGATTGAAATTCATAGATTTGTTCGTTCTTTTTAATGTTGTTCTGCTTTTCATTAAAAAAGTTGATGTATTGGAACTTAAAGATGGACTTTCTCTCAATCGGCCGTCAGACGTCTTTAAACCAAACGAATTTTTGGATTTGTTTGTTTTTTCAAAGAGAGAAAGGAGAGAAATAAAAATACGCGCATCTTTTCTACGAATAGCATCTAAATGAAAAAAACGATGTTCACAATCGTGACCAGTTTGTCTTGAAATCAGTTGTTGAATAATTTCAGAATGTTTTGAAACTGAATTTGGCGGAAAAGCAAGTATATTGATATCAGAACTATATCTACATTCTATAAAAACCCCTGTTTTGTAAATGGCAAAACCATTAAATGCCGAATAAACACGAAAGAATTCTTTTGGGTTTGTTTTTCGCAATAATTCAATTCTATAATGAAAGTCGTTTTTTAATTTTTCCAATGCTTGTTTGTAATCTTTAAAATGGTAAAAACTATAAATGTATGGATTATAACTCAGTGCCCAAAAATCATAATAGCCATCTTCTCTGTCGAAAGAAACGGAATCCCATTCGTCTTTTCTTTGTAAAATTTCTCTCAAAATATGTGGTTTTATTCTTCCAACACAACTATAATCATTGGAATCCATCATGGCAAAATACTCGTAATTTTGGAAATTATCCCGAATCATTTGCAACAATCCATTTCTGGCATAAGCAATTCGTTCAACTCTTGAGAGACTGATGGAACTTGGATTTTCATGGATGAGTATGGGTCCATTTTTATAATTTTTTAAAATTTGAAGAGAAGAATCTTTTGAGATGTCATAAAATACTAAAATTTGTATATTGTCAAAGAGACAAGCTTCTCTCAATGTATCAATGTTTTTAAGAATAAAGGGTAGGCCTATTTCATTATTGTAAACACACAAACATATACAACAGGATGGCATATTATAGTTTATGGTATTATTTTTATACTAGTTCATACATCCGTCAAAAAAACCTTTATAACAAATTCTACTAAAATATTTTTTACAAATACATTTTTTTGAAACAACTTAAAGTTATCCCATTTTAAATGTTCAAGGGTGTAAAACCATCTCGCTCTTAATTATATGGTTCCTATAAAAATCCGTTATTTTTCCAATTTTTGTGATTCAAAACATTGTAAAGAAAAAGTTGAATTGATTTGTCATAGTCATTTGATACCTGAATATGGAGAAAAATTCATTTTAACAGAAAAAGATGATTTTACACATGCAATTATTTTAAACACTCCAATGCCTGTTCTCTCTATTCCCAAGGAAAATGTCATTGGTTTTGCTTTTGAACCGCCCGCATTCTTAAATATCACGAAAGAATTTATTGAATATGCTCAAAACACTATAGGAAAATATTATATTGGAGAGAAAGGTGATTTACCCAATCCTTTTGTAGAAGGATACGCTTTTATGTGGCATATTGTGCCGTCGTCGTTGTCCTTGAAAAATCGTCTGTGTTCTATTATGGTTAGTGAAAAAAAAAATACATGGGGTCATCGATATCGACACGAATTGGTTCGTGCTATTTTATCGACAACTTTGCCTATTGATATTTATGGTAGAGGATGTCGTTTTTTTAGAACCCCAAATAGCCCAATGGATAGACGATTGTGTGGGGAATTCAAAGAAATGGATTCAACCATTTATTCACTTTACTCTTTTCATATTGCTGTAGAAAATTTCTCTCATCATCATTACATCAGTGAAAAAATTTTGAATCCCCTATTGTGTGGAACGACGCCGATTTACTGGGGGTCTAATAAAATAAACGATTATTTTCCAGAAATGGTTTATACATTGTCCGGAAATCTTCAACAAGACATGAATCAAATTTTTTCTATTTTGAGAGAACCCGCCAAATACATGAAAAAAATAAATATTCATGTTGTCGAAAAAACAACAAACATATTGCGGTCTTCCTTGTTTATACAACCGAAAAATTACTCCAATGCCAAGACCTAGATAGAGAGGTCCACCAAGTGATTTGAATACCAAAGGAGGGGTTCGGGCTGAAAACCTTGGTCCTTTCAAATCCGGATATAGAAACCTGTCAGAACGGAAAGTAGCAAACAAAATCCGGCGGATAAAGAAGAAAAGAAGCAATATATTCTATGATGTCTTCCAAATAGATTTTTTGTTTATTTTTTGCGAAAATTCGATTGATTTTCATTCTACGATAGCCATTGATTGTTTCGTATTTCTCTCGAAGAATGGGCAATACCGATTTATATTTCGGATTTTTTAAATAATAAAAAGCCGTTTTTATATCTTGTGAACGGGGAATGGGCGAATAAGGAATATAGAGATTTTTTTCTATATTTGTTTTTTTTATAATTGATTTTGATATTTCCAGCAATTCAGGATAAAAATGTTGTCTATACTGAGTAATTTCGAGAGAATAGATGAGAGAAGTAAACCGAAGCCCCAATTTATAGAGATTCTTTTCTTGTTGTGTTTTTTCAATCATCATTACCGCTTTTTTTGTATCTCGATTTATAATACAAAATTGAAGAGCATGGTTTTTTCCCAAATATAAATAATCTTCATTTTTTGTTTTTTCCAAAATAGCCGAAAATACATTGTCTAATTTTCCTTTACCGGCTCTTGAACAAATAATCAGAGGCGTTAATTGTAGATTTGATAGCGTATAAAGATTGGCTTCTTCATGAATATGTTCTATAATACGAAGAGCAATTTTTTTCATATGAAATCTACAGGCGTAATGAAGAACCGTCGCACCATAGCAATCTGTTTCACATAAAATTGTTTCCAATTCTTCTTGAGATTTTGTTTCAATAAGATTTTTCAATATTCTATAACATTCGGTATATTTTTTTATTTGATTTCGTATAATTTGTTGTTGATATTCTACCAAATCATGTTCATCGTCCATTGGTTCATGATTTTCACGAATTTTCATTAATAATTGATTCATCTCAGAAAATCAGAAAACCTGCGGTTTTCCGAAACTTTCTCTTTAAAAAAAAATCAATTTTATTAGGAAAGGAACCATAAAGGTTCCTATCCCCAAATGTTTCAAGTGCCTACGCCCTCTCCTCCCATTCTCATAAAAATAATAAAAAACTTTCTCTCAAACATTGTAAAAAAAAACATTATAGAAGATTCTATTGTGTTTTGGAATATATATTTTTTATTTTTTCATGTAGGAAGTTTTTATTTTTCAATTATTTGAGAAGGACGAACCGCAGGTTCCTTTATCCCTGAAAATTGAATTGAAAATATTATACAATAATAATACAATAACAATATGAACGCATTTTTACAATTTTCCACCAATCACTCTTTGTTTCATTCCAACAAAGAATTTGGTATTTTGACGATTCAGACAGGCAAGGGCGATAAAAGCAATTTTGACAAATGTTATGAAAAATTAGCTATATTGATGACCATTGATATTTCGTTTTCGATGGACGAAGGCCCCCTTGGTGAAATCAAAAAAATTAATCAAGTTAAACAAACAATGATTAAAATACTGAAATTATTCAGTGAATTAAAAAATATCTATGTCAGTGTTGAGTTGTTCAACACAACAACACAAACCCTGTTTGATTTTACTGAAATTACAAACAAAAACATTATAGAACTGACCGAAAAAATTGTTTCAATTGAAATTGACGGATATACCAATATTGAGAATGCCCTAAAAAATGCCGAAGAAAAAATAATGAATTGGCAAAACAATCATTCGTCCCATAAAATGTTTCATATTCTTTTAACGGATGGTGATGCTACAAAAGGAGAGAAAAATCCGTATATTTTGGCGGAAATACCATTGGTGAGTGGTCATTTGAGAAATATCTTTCTGGGATTTGGAAAAGACCATAATAGTTATTTACTGGATGTCTTGTCTTGTTCATCCGATAAAAACGAATATTGGTTTGTTGATAAAATTACTCGTTTAGGTATGATTTGTGGTGAAGTGGTTCATTCTATTTTGTATCCAGGAATTGAAAATGTCTATATTGAATTGGAAGAAGGCGAAATATATAATTGGAAAACCAATACTTGGTCGTCCGAATTGGAAATAAAAAACATTCCTCTTGATTCTGAAAAAATTTATCATATTCGTACAGCAAATCCTTCTGAAATAACGGGAAAAATAAAGGGGATTTATAATTTGATTGAAATTGACGTTTCTTTGGATGTATTGCCAGAGTTGAAAAATTCAGTAACAAATTGTATTCAACACGTTTATTTAGATTGCTATTATTACAGACAAAAAGTTCAGGAAATTATGTTTGAGTCAAAATTGGAAAACAATAACATCAAAGAAAGAGTTAGCGCATTGTATAATGAGATTTTCCAAGTTCTTTCATCTTTGAGTTCGGGTTCTGATTCCCTGATCCTGAAGCATCTTTTGGACGATTTGTATGTTGTTTACAAAACATATGGTACAGAACATGGACATATGTATTCAACATCTCGTCAATTGTCCAATGGAAGACAACAAACCTATCATGTCAGTGATTTTTCTGATTCAGAAACGGGGGGTCGTCCGAAATTACATAGAGAAACAACAACAACACTCGGTCCATGTGCTCTATCTTATTATGATTATTTAGCGCCAAAATTTACAAAAGATTTACTCCCATCTCGTATAATTGAATCTCATACAATGAGCGATTGTTTAGAAAATCCTTTTAAAAATTTAAATATTTTAAGAACAATAGAAAAATTATGCAATTAAAAATTATTCAATTTAAAAAAAACAAGTATAAAGACCAATTTTATTATATACTATATCTTTAATGCCCTCAAAAAAGAAATCAAAGAAGGGGTCCGAGAATTCAGCACCAAAATTAGAGACAATTATAGCCGATTTTACACGTGATTTATCGAATACTTTTCCTGAATATAGTTATCTATGGTCAAAATGGACACAACCTTTGGACCAAGAAGAATTAACCAATTTACACCAATATTTTTACAAAGTAATGCCGGAAAGATTTTTCGATATTTTGTATCAAAATGAAGATATTTTCTTGCCTACCAGTGAAATCAATACTTTTTTTTTACCCAATGTTGAGTTTAAATTATTGTACAATTGTGATAATATAACCACGACAACAAAAGACGCCATTTGGAAATATTTACAATTGATTTTGTTTACATTGACACCTTCTCTCAAAGACAAGACACCTTTTGGAGATGCTCAAAATTTATTTGACGGAATTGATGAATCGGAATTGCAGTCCAAAATAACAGAGGCCATTTCCGGTATTGGGGATTTTTTCAAGAACATACGCAAGGAAACGGCGGGACAAGAAGAGGGGAAACAAGAAGAAGCATTTCAAAATTGTGAAGGCGAACCGAGAGAAAAATACAATATGCCGAATCCCAACAATATTTTCGATAATTTGAAAAGTCTATTTGATGGAAAAATCGGAAAATTAGCAAAAGAATTGGCTGAAGAAATGTCTGATGAATTCAAGGAAATTTTCGGCAACGAAGGGGACGTGGGAGCAGACCCAAAGGATGTGTTCAAAAAATTAATGAAAGACCCGAAAAAAATTATGAATTTGGTTCAAAAACTTTCGACAAAACTAAAGTCCAAATTTGAAAGTGGAGAGGTCAATCAGGATGATATGATGAGAGAAGCGTCGCAATTTATGAAACAATTCAAAGACATGGGAGGAGCGGGAAGTGAACAATTCAAAGAAATGTTTCAAAATATGACCAAAGGAATGGGTTTAGGTAAAAACGCAAAAATGGATGTCAATGCCTTGGCACGTATGGAAAAACAAATGGATATGAGAGAACGAATGAAACGAAATGTGGAAAAGAAAAGGGCGGAACAAGAGGCTTCCAATATAAAAATGGTCAATGGAACACCTGTATTTCAACTGGATGGAGGTGAAAAACAGGAAAAATCTTCCAAGGAAGATATCGATAAACTTATGAAAGAAATGGGGTTGGAGAATGAAGTTGTTAATGCTTCATCCAATACTAATAACAAGAAAAAGAAAAAAGCAAAGAAGTAAATTTTCTCTCAACCTTTTTATTTTATAAAACATTATAGAATATTCTATGATGTTTACAATGCATATTTTATTTTTTTCATGTAGAAAGTTTTTATTTTTCTATAATTTGAGAGAAAGTGAGAGAAAATTATATAGCCCTAATACAAATGTATGATGAAGAATACGCATTTACAGAGGAAGATATAAAAAATTCTGAAAGGACGAGAAAAGAAATTCAGGAATTTCTTTCAAATTTATATCGGTATCTATGGGAAACATTGTTTGGTGTTGAAAAAAAGGATTTGTAAAACAATATAAGGACAAAATAGTATTCATCTATAGTTGATGAATACTATTGATATTGAAAAAATAATAAAAGAAAATGAAGAACTTAAACAAAAGAATAAAGAATTAGAAGAACATTTAAAAAAATACACAAACAATGAAAGACATTTGAAATATTATGAAGCAAACAAACAAACCATAAAAGAAAAGGCGAAAAGTTATATGGCAAAAATCAAAGAAACAAACCCCGAAAAATTAAAAGAATGGAGACACAACGCTTACATAAAAAGAAAGGAAAAATTAAATCAAATGGCGACAGATACCAATAAATAGTTTATAGTAAAACAACTTAAAGACAATTCATTATTCATATCTATATGGTAAAAACAAGGTATGACTTTGAATTGTTGAAAGATTATGTGGAAAAAACGGGTGTTGTTTTATCAAAAAATTACGAAAATGAACATTTAACCCGTGATATTAAGATTGAAGGAAATTGCCTAGGTGAAAATTGTTCAAGTAGTTTTTCAAAAATATTCAGATGTTTAATAAAAAATGGTGGATATTGTGATGAATGTATTACGAAAAATAGACTCGTTAAATTTAAAAAAACATGTTTGGAAAAATACGGAACAGATTATCCTTTACAAAATGATGAAATTCAAAAAAAAATGAAAGAAACAAATAAAACAAGATATGGTGTTGAATATGTGTCTCAAAATGAAAAGGTTAGAGAAAAACAAAAAAATACATGTTTAGAAAGATATGGTGTTGATAATGCAATGAAAATAGAAGAAACAAAAGAAAAATATAAAAATACATGTTTAGAAAGATATGGTGTTGAAAATCCAAGACAATCAGAAGAAATCAATGAAAAATGTAAAAAAACATGTTTAGAAAGATATGGAGTTGAAAATCCAGCACAATTAGAAAAAACAAAAGAAAAAGCATTACAGACAAATATAGAAAGATATGGGGTTGAACATAGTTCAAAACTAGAAGAATTTAAAGAACAAAAAAAACAAAACTTTTTGAATAAATATGGTGTTGATAATCCGTTGAAATTAAAAGCGGTTCATGATAAACAAAAACAAACCTGTTTAGATAAATATGGCGTTGAATATCCTTTACAAAATTCAGAAATATTTGAAAAACAATTCAACAATTCTTTTAAACTCAAAGAGGTGATTTTACCTTCTGGAAATATTATTAAAGTTCAAGGTTATGAGCCATATTGTATAAATGATTTATTAAAAATTTATGAAGAATCTGATATAAAAAATGGAGCTTGTAATGTTCCTGAAATTTGGTATAATGATGTTAACGGAATTAAACATCGTCATATTGTTGATTTTTATATTTCTTCAATAAATAAATGTATTGAAGTAAAATCACCATGGACTTTGATAAAAGAAAATGTTTTTATCAAACAAAAGGCTGCTAAATTGATGGGTTATGATTATGAAATATGGGTTTATGATAATAAAGGGGATCAAATAAAGGTGTTTGTTTAAGCGCCCATAATTTTGAGACCTGGGCCGAGATTCGCACCAACAACAAATCCTAGGCCTTGTTTAGCGCTTGCTGAAACAGAAGGCAAAAATACATCTAGTATAGAAAATGTTGCAGCTGCGGAAAGTGCTAATATTGAGATTTCTTCAATATTTAATGACTTTTTTGGAATAACATACGAAATAATTGCCACAATTAGGCCAAGTACTAAATATTTAACAATACGTTTAATGAATTCAGCTAAATCAAAACCGGACATTCTTATAGTATATTGAAATAAAAAAAAATGGTTTCAATTGAAAGAAATATATAAATGGCTAAAACAATATAAAGAAAAGCCCCTAATTATAGAATACAATGGACGGAATTTTTGAGAAAAAAACTCTGGAAAATGGAAAACAAAATCCTAAATATGTTGATTTATTGGACGAAGACCCTAAAATTGCCGGTCAACATTGGGGGGTTTTCTCCTTTATTAGTCCGGAAAACATCCTAAAAAAGAGAGAACTCTTTATTTTTTCCTCTTTTGTGAAGCAATGGGATTGGATTAAATCGATGCAGAAATTCAATGATTTCATTCATTTTATTGCGTATAAATACAATTTGAATATTGAAACATTGTTGAAAGATTACAATGATTTTTTGAACGAAGAGGCCGATAAAGTCAAGGAAGAATCGTCCATTGAAGACGATTACTATAATTTCTTGGACAAAAATGAAGATAGTTTAACCGCAACATTTCAACGGGAAAATGCTTTTCAGACATCTGTACGCGGATTCAAGGCACGGGGAAATTTTCCATCTCAAGAAGAGGCGGAAGAACACGCTAAAAAGACCCGAGACAGAGACCCCGCACATAGTACCTTTGTTGGTCCCATCGGTATCTGGTTGCCTTGGGACCCGAATCCATACAAGACACAGCGTGTTGAGTTTGCTGAAGAACAACTAAATCAACTTCATAAAGAAAAATTAAAGAACGAGGAATTGGCAAAACAAGAATTTGACAAAAGACTTCGGGAAACCAAGAAAAAGGCCATTCAAGAAAATATTGAAAAGGCACAGAAAACTGGTAACAAGTTAACACAAACCATTACGGAAGATGGCACATTGATTGGTGTTAGAGAAACGGTCGATTTTGAAAGCAGAGAAGTTTCAAATACAGAAGATGGAATGAAAATATTCAAAAAATTAAAAGAAGAGGCAGAGAAAAAATCAAAATAAAATAAAAATTAAAAAAATAATATAAAAATAAATTATTTATATTTATATTAATGACAAGTTTACAATTTGAAAGATCTTTTGCATGTAGCCCAAAAGCAAAATATTGGAATTATGAAAAAAATGAAAATACAAAACCAGAGAATATACGGATTAGTTCTTCAAAAAAATTTTGGTTTAATTGTTTTGAGTGTAATCATATATTTACGTGTAGTTTAAGTAATGTAAAAAAAGGCAGGTGGTGTTCTTATTGTGCGAATCTTAAATTATGTAATGATGAAAATTGTCAAATATGTTATGAAAAATCATTTCAATCTCAAGAAAAAAGTAAATATTGGAATTATGAAAAAAATGAAAATATAAAACCAAGAGATATACTAAAAACAACATACAATAAATATTGGTTCAATTGTGATTGTGGTCATACATTCAATACAGCCCCACTTTATATTACAACTAATGGTAATTGGTGTCATTATTGTTGCAATCCACCTTTAAAATTATGTGAAAATGAAGATTGTAATTTATGTTTTGAAAAATCATTTCAGTCTCATGAAAAAAGTAAATATTGGAATTATGAAAAAAATGGGAAAATTAAACCAAGAGATGTTTTTAAATCATCCGGAAAAAAATATTGTTTCGATTGTAATATTTGTAATCATGCCTTTTTTATAGAGTTAGATGAATTAAAAAGAGGAAGATGGTGCCCTTATTGTGCATCTAAAACAATATGTAATAGTGAAAATTGTCAAAAATGTTATGAAAAATCATTTCAATCTCACGAAAAAAGTAAATATTGGAACATTGAAAAAAATATTATTTTACCGACGCAAGTTTTTAAGTCATCCGCAATTAAATATTGGTTTAATTGTGATAATAATCATTTATTTCAAATATCTTTAGATAAAATTGTATCAAATTGTTGGTGCCCTTTTTGTACAAATAAAACAGAAACTAAATTATATGAAAATATACAAACTAAATATCCCAATATAATCAAACAATTTAAAGAAAATTGGTGTAAACGAATAAATTGTCTTCCATTTGATTTTTGTATTTTAGAACATAAAATTATTATTGAATTAGACGGAAAACAACACTTTCAACAAATATCTAACTGGTCATCACCGGAAAAACAATTTCAAAATGATAAGTATAAAGAAAAATGTGCTAATGAAAATGGGTTTTCAATGATTCGTATTTTACAAGAAGATGTATTATATGACAAATATGATTGGTTTTCGGAATTATGTAATACCATTGAAAATATTATCAATAAAAATATAAATATCAATGTTTATTTATGTAAAAATAATGAATATGAAAAATATAAAATATAATTGAAGAAGTCGAGAAAGTAATTTCAAATAAAATAAATGTTTATTTGAAAATAAATTTTATTTATATTTATTTTTTATAATTAAATTATTTTTTAAAAAAGTATTATCGTCTATTTTTTCTTTATTAAAATATTTATGTTTTATCAATATTTCAACTATTTTGATTAAGTTATTCAATGTACATTTTACTTGAAATAGTTCATCCGTTAAAATATTATAGAGATAATAGTTATAATTTTTATTTTTATTTATTTTTTCAATTTGATACATATAAATGGCTAATTGTAAAAAATGTTCAGTCTCTATTTGTTGGACACATTTAAACTCATATATATTATTGTCATCAATGCAGTCAATATAACCAATTAATTTTCTATTAATCAATTCATTTTCGCATAAAGCTTCAAAAACAGCGTTTGTAGATATATTTAATGAATGTTTCATTCTATCAATGGCTTTTAAAAGATTTTTTTCGGATAACCAATCAAATTTATTAATTTGATATTGTTTATAAAGAAAACCTGTTTTATATGTATTCCAAGTATTTGAAATATATAATAATTCTTCAGGTGATAACTTGTTCAAATCAATATCATTTAAGTTATAATATTTAGTGTCAATTTCTTCAAAATCTTCAAAATCGCTTATATCACAAGTACAAGTATTTATTTCTGTATTTATAGAATCAATCGGTTCTTCAATTAATTTATCAAAAATATTCATTTTCCCTTTTATTTTTAATTCAAAAAAACTTGGTATAGCAATACCAGTGATTTCACTTACACTTTCACATCCGCTATCTTGATAAGTTTTTAATGATATATCAATAATATCTTTTTTTTTTAATAAATTGTTTATTTCTAAAAAACTAAAACATTCATTCAGCACAATTTGTGGTATATGTCTAATTAAATCAGTTACAGATGTTTTAATATTTTTACGTTTGTTATTGTTTTCTGAAACATTAATATTTTCATAATATTCAACATCACAATATAATTCTAAATTATTTTTATCAATAAAAGGTAAAAAATCATTTTGGTAATGATGTAAAAATGTTAAATGTTCTAATCCTCTTGTCGATGCAACATATAATTCATTCGGACAAATATATGGATTCTTTTCTTTTTTAAAAAATTGGAAAAAAGAATTATCAAACCCAAATATTATAATAACTTTTCTTTCTAATCCTTTAACCTGATGAAATGTTGAAAAACATAATTTTCCTTCTAATATTTCATCATCTAATTTTTCTTCTTCACTAATCGGAACATATACGGGAACATTTAATTCTCTTTTTATTTTATTTTCTAATAATCTTATTGGTGAATTTTCATTTTTAACGGATGGCGCAATTATAAAAATATCTTCTGGTAGATACCCTAAATTTAAATAGTATTTTACCTCATCAAAAGGTCGTAAATTTTCAGTTTTAAAACAATTACATCTTAAATATCTCGGTTTATTGTCACTTCTTTTTAAAGAAATTATTCTATTATCATTTAATAAACAATTATTTACAAATGATGCCATATTATTAGTTATTCTAAAACTTTGAGAAAATTTACATTTTTTCCATGGAATATTATTGAAAACAAATAATTTATCTGCAAAAATAATAAATCTTTCATCAGCATTATTAAAATCGAATATACTCTGTTTTATATCACCAAATATACATATTTTTGAGTTTTGTTTATTATCTTTGAAAATTTTACAAAATAATTCATAGTATAATGGTGTCATATCTTGTGCCTCATCAATTATTAACAAGTCAAAATTTATTTCATTTAGTGGTGGTTTTTTTAATTTTAAAATAGAATTTATGTTTTCATCTTTGAAACAAGTTCTGTCATAATTTTTAACGCAAAATGAATGATAACTATGTACTTCAAGATTTTTTATATCATTCTTTATTACCTTTTCTCTTGTTTCTAATTTTAATCTTTTATTATAAGTTAATTGTAAAATTTTCAAATTATGAAAATTTTTTGCTATAAATAAACTACAAGTTGTTTTTCCACTACCGGCAACACTATCAACAATAACATTATTATATTGTAATTCATCAATCACTTGTTTTTGTTCTAATGATAAGGTTGGTAACATACTAATAATATATGTGTTATTTATTTAAGTTATAATTTGAAACTCTAATTATTCTTGTAAACAATAAAAACAATCACCGATAACAATTCTATGTTTTACATAACGACTCATTGTTGCCGGTGAAATATTTTCTTCCAAAGCGGCGTTCAAAATGGTATCCCATTTTTTCAAAACATCGCCCGTCGCAACCAATTTCTTTTCCACTTTTTTGCCATTTGTTGGAGCAGGCTTTGATGTTTGAGCATCTTTCAATGAAATTCCATAATAACCTTCGTTGCTCAATTGTTCAGCCTTGGACCAAACGGTCGCCTTCAATGTATAAGGTGAAGTATTCAAATAATCCTTGAGTTCTTTCATATCATTCTCGCTTGTTTCTCGGTTTGTTGATACTTTCCATTTTTGATATTCTCTCAACAATACAGAATTTAAAATATTTCCTTCGTCCGAAAATTTACATTCTTGAAAGAGAAAAAGTTCAACATTGGAATTAGGGTTTGTTTTTTTGTATTCCATTGTTTTTAATGTGATACCACCATAGCCATGATATTTTCCCTGAACACGCTTGGGTCTAAATCGTGTATCCAAATACAATTTCAAAGCTTGAAACGTTTCTTTGGTGGCTTTTGTTTGAGACCATATACGATATCGCCCTTCCATATTCACTGATTTTTCTTCCAAATCTACACGAATAATACAACATTGATTGATAAAGTCATTGAATCGTTTTGTTGTTTCGTCTTCCGGTAATAAAACATTATGATAAACACTCTGATTTTCTGAATTGTAATTTTCAATTATTTTTCTTTGACTTTCTGTTTTTTCTTTGAGTTCATTGATTTCCAAAGTTTGTTTCAATATCAGGCAATTTTTCTCTTTGATTTGTTCATTCATTTGTTGGTTTTCATTTTCCAATTCTTCATTCTTTTTAACAAGTTTATTGAAATTATCGATGGAATAAATTTTCGATTCAATGATATCTTTGATGTATTTTGATAATTTTTCGATTGTAAAGTTGTCATTATAGGTAATAATTTCGGTTTTATTTTTTCCGTTGATTTCAATACTTCGAATATTGGGTTTGATTTGAGGATGCGTTTTTATAAGATTTTCAATTTCCACTTTGTTTTGAACACGAAAAGCATTGATTAAAGCAAAATTATTGTAGGTTTTATGATGATCTTTCAGTCGAAGAGACAAATCATTGGTATGTCCAAATTTAATGAGTTTTTCATTGGCGTCATTTGTGTTGTCAATGGTTCCAAGATAAATACATTCAGTATTTACTGGAAATTGAACAACAATTGCTTTTTCAACAGCTTTTTGTTTTTCTTTTGTAGAAGTTTCTTTGATGGTCATAATGATATTTTCTTTTGTTTGTAATTGTTGCCTTAGTTCATTTGATTCTTCATTAACAATTTCTTGAAATGTTTCTTCTAATTTAATAAAATAATCGTGAATTTCATCTGCTTTTTTTGTATTGGATTTCAAACAAAGTTTTTTGAAGGTGTTGACATTCATAAGGATTGTTTCTTTGTTAAAACCACCTTCATTTTTGCGCTTCTCAACTTGGAGGAGCGCAACTATATAATCAATATCTTTTACAAAATGTTTTTCTAAGACTCTTTTACAAAAATCTTTACGTGCAAAGTCAAGCCATTTCCAAACATTTTCTAAATCAATTACAAAATCGTTCTTTCCATAGTTCAAATAACAATAAAAACTACCAATAAATAGGTGTTGTTGTGTTTCTGTGAATTTTTGTTGTATTTTCTGAACGAATTTGTTTTGATAATCACGAGACAATCGTGTCATCGGATTCTTTTCAATGAGATTCACAATATCGAGATTCGCTGAAGCAATGGGAGAAGATGGGGTTTCCATAATATACATATATATACCCCTTGTCTTTAAGTAGGTTGTAAATAAATACAATTTTTTTTACAAACTTTTTTACACGAATTTTCACAAAAAGGGGTTCAGTGGTTACCATTTGGTCTTTTTGACAACAATATTGCCACCATTTTTCTTTTTTTTACCGGCATTTGGGTCAAATTCATCTTCATCACTTTCATCAGCCATATTTGCCGACATTTCCCAAAATTGTTTCGCACCTAATTTGTAGTCAGGTCTGCTATCCGCCTTGTACCAAAAAATTTGGTCCTGAATATTGTTGGATTTTGCATTATTATTAATGACCAAACACTCATAATTTTCAGTTGTTTGATCCATAACAGAGCAAAATGACTCCAAAGTTGGAAACATACTTGCATAATTTTCCCAAATACGTTTTCTATTGTTCAAAATGTTCTCGCGTAAAATAAAAACAAAGTCAATGTTTGTCCTTAGCAATGGTGGTATGCCTAAAGGATATTGCATGCTGATGACTAACATGACCTTCCAGTGCCTCCCATTAAGAAATAGGAGACGCATTAATTTGTCTCGAGACCAAGTGTTGTCGTACAAACAATCGTCTAAAATAACAAAGGTTCGAGGATCGGTGGTGGAACGTTTATAGGATTCAATTTCTTTGTTGACTTGTTTCAGTATTAATTTTTGTCGTCGCAATACATTTTCTATAATAGTGGAATTGTATTCTTCGTGAATGAATAATTTGGGGACAATTTTGGAATAAAATCCGTTTCCGGCTTCCGTTCCAGAAATGACGGTTCCAATTGGAATATCTTGATGATGATACAATAAATCACGAATCAAAAAAGTTTTACCGGTATCTCTCTTACCAACCAAAACAATAACGGGACCTTTGTTTTCGTCGGGTTTAAATGTAATTGATCTCATATCAAATTTTTTTAAAGAAAGAGCCATTATATAATACTAAACATTAATAAAATTTCTAAAAATACACATTATTTCAAAACATAATTACTATCACCAAGGTTTTCATAAAGCTTGCGCCTTTGAACAACTTTTAGGTATGGTATACCTAAAGGTTGTTGTATAAATCTTCAGAGATTCAAATGTATTTCATAAATTTTCTCTCCTTTTTTTCCATGAATATTATCTTTTTTATTCATTAAAAATCCTCGGAACAGAGGAGCATCCAATTGATTTTCAGGAACATGATTATGAACACTTCGTGCAATCATTTTATACAATTTAAAATTGGGATATCTCTCTTCACCCGATTTTTTATACAACACATTTTTTCCACAATCATCCAAACACCAAGTATAAATCAATTGTTGAAAAGAATCCATTTTCGAAAACAATTCATCATCAATAATAAAATCATAGATGGAACACGCCAAACGACATAAATCAAAACTTTTGTTTGGCAAAACGACCGGTTTCGAAGGATTGTAAAATGGTTCAAAATTGTATTGTGAAAATCCATCACCATTTTTGGCAAAACTATCACTACAGAACATTTGACTTTCTTTATTTACAAAAGCGGGCGTTTCATAAATACTTCTTCCAAAATCAATGACTTTGAATATTTTTCCATAAGTTGGTACTTTGTATGTTTTATTTCTATAATGATAGACCAAATGTGTTAAATCTGTGTGGACATACATAATATTGTTGGTATGTAAATCATTATGAGTAAAATTAAAAACATTTTGATACATAATTAAAGTCATAATAACCTGAAACAACATGGATGCTCCTATTTCCATATTAATAGCGTCTTTACAAAATAATTCATCCAAAGTTCCATCACATTTCTCTAAACAAATCAACTGACAAGGAAAATTCTTTATTGAAATCATACATTTTTCCTCCTCTTCGTCTTCTTCTTCATCGTCTTCCTCTTCGTCTTCTTCATCTTCATCTTCTTCTTCTTCATCTTCGTGTTCTTCATCTTCGTCTTCTTCATTTTCGTCTTCTTCATCTTCGTGTTCTTCATCTTCGTCTTCTTCATTTTCGTCTTCTTCATCTTCGTCTTCTTCAGAACTATAATTAACCAAACTATTGTTGGAAGTATTTGTTGATATTGTTTTGGAATGTCGGCTCTCTCTTTCATAAATTTGTTCAACATCCTGTTCAGTGTCAACGGGAACCTCAGATACAGAATCAAAATCGTCTCTATTTTCAATACTAATATTCAACAAAGAATTGGATATTTTAATTTTATTTTTATTGGCACGAGATCCCAATCCTTTGTTCATAAAAAAGTAGGCATTGTCAGAACAATCAAATGTATATGTTTTATTTGCTCTCTCAAAGAATATAGGATGACTCTGTAAATGTTCAATATCATCTATAATGTTCATTTTAAAATTTTCTTGAATTCCTAAATAAGAACCATAATAGTCAATTCCATGAATAAATCCAAATTCATGATACAATCGACTGCTTAAATAACAGAAAAAATAGTCAACATAAGAGGAATTATGTATTTGTGTTAGCTTCGTAAATTCACTTCCCGATTCAGAACCATTCGGTAATTTTAAAATTTGGTCTCCATATTCATCATATTTTCCCAAAAGATAGCGAAGAGGGTCCAAAAGAGGTGAATATTTTATAAAAACGGGTTTTTTAATAATTTCTCTCGTTTTCTTGTTTTGAATTGTTTCTAAATCAATCATATCAAATAAATTGTTTAATCCAATGAAATTGAGAGAAATATCCCCCCTTTCGGAAAAGAGAGAATAAATAGGATTATACGATTGCAAATAAGAGATGTCGGATAAAGATACATCAATAGAAGAAATAGGCTCTAAAGAAATGGATAGATTCATTCAATAATATTTATTGTATATTTATTTTATAGGTCAAACTCAGCTCAGGGACACAAGGTTTTCAGCAAACAATCATTATACATTGGATAAACATCCATTACCAATTGTGTTCTCTCAACTTCTCTCAAACTTTCAAAAATAAAAAACTTCCCCCATAAAAAAATAAAAATTTCACTATGTAAAAGCAATAGAATTTTCTATAATGTTAAAAAAAAACAATATTCGAGAGAATCCTAGAACTTTGACAAAAAGATAAAAGAATAAAAGGATAAAAAGGAAAATCTATAAGTATATATAATTATGGATCCATCAGAAAAAGACAAAAATATATGGAATATTATAGAATCCTATATTCAAGAAAACCCCCAATATTTAGTTAAACATCATATCGAATCCTATAATGATTTTTTTCAAAATGGTATTTTTCAAATCTTTCGAGATAAAAATCCATTGTCTCTCTATTCCGATTATGATTCTGTAAACAATATTTATACAAACCAATGTCATTTTTACTTTGGAGGAAAAACAGGAAAACGTATTTATTTTGGTAAGCCAACAATCAATGACAATGGAAACGTTCATTATATGTATCCCAACGAAGCACGTTTAAGAGATATGAATTATTCAATGACAATTCATTACGATATTGAAATTGAGTATTTACAATATGTTGGAGAACAAGACGAGAACAATGTCGAGGACTACGTCGATGAAGATGACGATGAAAAACGCCAAAAAAAAGAAAAAACGAGAGAACAAAAATATCAAATGATGACCGGAAAAAGCGGAAAATACCATAAATTTATTATACAAGAACCTCTTCAAGTATTACCAATGATTTATTTAGGAAAATTTCCCATCATGGTTCAGTCTGATTTTTGTATTTTGAATAAATTACCGAGAGAAGTCCGTTTTTCTCTTGGTGAGTGTCGCAACGAACAGGGCGGTTATTTTATCATTGGCGGAAAAGAAAAGGTCATTATCTCTCAAGAAAAATTCGCCGATAATATTTTGTATATTCGTGAATCACCCGATGACCATTATAGCTATAGTGCTGAAATTCGTTCTGTTTCAGAAAATGTATCCAAACCCATTCGTACATTATCGGTTCAAATTCAAAAGTCAACAAATAAATATTCATTTGAAAACATAGTTGTCAATATACCCAATATAACAAAACCTGTTCCTCTCTTTATTGTTTTTCGTGCTTTGGGTGTTTTATCCGACAAAGAGATTATTTCAACCTGTTTATTGGATTTGGATAAATACGGAAACATGATTGACTTATTTCGACCTTCTGTCTACGATGCGGGTAATATCTATAGTCAAAATCAAGCCCTTCATTTTATCTCTCAACTTTTGATTAAAAACAAAACATTTGAAAAAACATTGGAAATATTAGCTGACTATTTTTTGCCCCATATTGGTGAATTAAATTTCAAAGAAAAGGCCTTTTATTTGGGATATATGGTTTTTCATCTATTATGTGTAAAAATAGGTTCTGAAACACCAACCAATCGTGACAACTTTAAATACAAAAGAATAGAGACAACAGGCTCACTTATTTCCGACCTGTTTCGTGAATATTACAATAAACAAATCAATATCATTCATCATTTGTTTGAAGAACAATACAAAGCTTACCATAAAAATCTGTATGGTAAAGACTTACGTACGTTGGTGAACGACCGCTATGAATCCATCTTTTATGAAAATCGTATTTTGGAAGATGGATTCAACAAAGCGTTTAAAGGAAATTGGGGTTCTCAGACTCATACAAAACGTGTTGGTATTGTACAAGACCTCAATCGTCTTTCGTTCAACTCGGCAATGAGTCATTTGAGAAAAACAAATGTTCCAATTGATGCTTCCATGAAACTTGTTGGGCCTCGTTTGCTACACAATACACAATGGGGATATTTGGACCCTATAGATACACCCGATGGCGCACATATTGGTATTCAAAAAAATCTCTCTTTGTTTACAACAATTACAAAAGGACAATCAAGAGAACCGGTAATTGAATGGTTAAGAATCAATGTGGATATGCGATTGTTGGCGGACTGCACGATAGTAATGTTGGCATCCATGACCAAAGTATTTGTCAATGGAACATGGGCGGGTTCAGTAAAAAAACCAATGGAAGCATTGGAAAAAATGAAATTATTTCGTCGAAATGGTCTGATTCCAATTTACATTAGTGTTTCATTTGATATCAAACAAGATACGATTTTTATTTATACAGATGCCGGAAGATTAACCCGACCTATTTTTTATATAGAATCCGATGGACAAAAGCTATCTTTCTCTCGATACGACCCCTCTTTAAAATGGGAACAACTTGTTTCTGGAATTGAACAAAAAAAAATCCCCTATAAAACAACCGAATTTTATACATGGAAAGACCTCTATGATTCTTCAGACAAAGATACTGAATTCGTCGAAAAAAACAAAGCAATCATTGATTATATTGATACCAGCGAAACGGAAACTTCCTTGATTTGTATTGACTCTTCAAAATGGAATCCACAAGAACACTATACACATTGTGAAATACATGAATCACTTGTCTATGGTGCCATGTTTCAGATGATTACATTCCCCGAACACAATCCGCAACAACGTGACTTATTTTCATGTGGTCAAAGCAAACAGGCAGTTTCTCTGTATCATACCAATTTTCAAAACAGAATGGATAAAAATGGTGTTGTGTTGAACGCAGTTCAAATTCCATTGGTGAAATCAAGAATTTTACAATACATTACAGGAGAAGAAAATTTGTATGGTCAAAATACAATTGTTGCGATTATGTCTTACACAGGATACAATGTAGAAGATTCTATTTTGTTCAATGAAGCATCTTTGAGTCGTGGATTGTTTCGTACAAGTTATTACAATACTTATTCAACATTCGAAGAAAAATCCAAAGTATCCGATAAAACCATTGAAAAAACATTTACAAATATATTGAACGATTCACGTGTCATTGGTATCAAACCTGGATACGATTATAGTCAATTGGACGAGTACGGAATCATCAAAGAAAATACGCCCGTGGACGATAAATTAATAATGATTGGCTTAACCAGCAACGATTTAAACAATCCCGATAAAAGAATTGACGCTTCAGTTTCCTGTAAAAAAGGTCAAGTGGGTGTTGTAGACAAGACATTTATCACAGAAGGAGAAGAAGGACATCGTATCGCAAAAGTCCGTATTCGTGAAGACCGTATTCCCGCTTTGGGGGACAAAATGGCTTCACGTGCAGGACAAAAAGGAACCATAGGATTGATTCTTCCTGAACGAGACATGCCTTTTACAAAGGATGGACTTCGTCCAGATATTATTATCAATCCTCATGCGATTCCAACACGTATGACCATTGGACAATTTTTGGAAAGTATTTTGGCAAAGGGTGCGGTTGTTTATGGTTCTTTTGGTGATTGTACAGCATTCAATCAGGAAAGTTCACAAAAAGTAAAATACTATGGTGAATTACTGAATAAAATGGGGTATCATTCTTCCGGTAATGAAATTATGTATAATGGATTTACTGGAGAGCAATTAGAAACCAATATATTTTTAGGACCAACGTATTATATGCGATTGAAACACATGGTCAAAGACAAAATCAATTATCGGGCATTGGGTCCAAATGCGGCGTTGACTCGACAACCAGTAAGTGGTCGGGCAAACGATGGCGGGTTACGTATTGGAGAGATGGAACGTGATTCAATGGCTGGACACGGAATCAGTCATTTTTTAAAGGAATCTATGATGGAAAGAGCGGACAAATATTTTATGGCAGTTTGTAATCAAACGGGATTAACAGCTATTTACAATCCTTCGAAAAATTTGTTCATGAGTCCATTGTCAGATGGTCCTCTTTCGTTCAATCTTTCAGGAAATGAAATCAGATTAGAGAAAATTACGAAATTTGGTCGTGAATTCAGCATTATAGCAATTCCCTATTCGATGAAATTATTTTTACAAGAATTACAGGCAATGAATATTCAAATGCGTATTATTACAGATGACAATATCCGACAAATAGAAGGATTTCTTCCAAAAGTGGAACCCAAAAAAATTGGTGGTGAACCGGTGTCAGAATCCAAACAAGAAGAATTGGAAGAAGATGAAGAGAAAAAAGAACAAGAGGACGAAAAAGACGAAGAAGAACCAAAAGAAATTGATATTCATTTACCCGAAAACGACGAAGAAGAACCAAAAGAAATTGATATTCATTTACCCGAAAACGACGAAGAATTTCAGATAAAGGGAATAAATGAATTTGATGTTGAAGAGGATGACCAAGGGCAGGCACTTGATGACAAAACAAACAATATACCGTTTGAAATTGGCGAAGAGGTATATATTCGTGGAACAACAAACAAACCGGAACGTATTTGGAATGTAAAATCCATTGGTAATAAATTTGTCACAATAGAAACACAAGATATGGAAGGATTGGGATCTTCTGAAGCAATTAAAGTGATTTCGCCTCTTTATCTTATTCCCGCATCCGGATATTCGCCCTTTGGTTTAGGTCAAATTCCACTTGTACAAAACATGGAACAACAGCAACAGCAACAGCAACATCAACAGCAACAACAAATGCCATATAGTTCACCAACATCGATTAATATTAAATTAGTCAATGGCCCCGACCAATCTGTTGTCGAGGAACCTGCCCGAATTACAGACAACAATAAACAAGAGACAACATCTTCGGTGTCAAAAAAAGAAGATGATGAAAAACCGGACGACAATACTATTGATTTCAGTAAAAAATTACTTATAAAAAAAATCTAATGCGGTTGAGGAAACAATCGGTTGAATCCAGCATGACCCAATTTATTTTTCAAAAAGGTAGTTAAATAGCCCTTTTGACGTTGTCCCTTTTCTTTCGTTGTACATTTCGAAAAAACACGTTTTGTTGTTTTATTTTTAACACGATAACATGTATTTTTTCTTGTTTTCCTAACATAATATGGTATTTTCATCTTATACATTATAGAAATACATTTTTCTATAATGTAGTTACCATAACAATTGGTCAGCATAATAACCAGCCGTCCCCTTTTCTTTTCGGTCCTTTTCGTGTCGTATTTTATACAATCTCCGGCGTGTTTTTGCGTATTGTAATCCGCGTTTTTGAATATAAGTCGGATAATCATTCATACCATTGGCGCCTACAGATGCTATTTTTTGATTGTTCTTAAATACATCTATTTTTTTAGTTTTGTTTGTAGATGGTTTCACCAGAACGCCCAGTTTTTTTGCGCGCTTGTAAGTATAAGGTTTGATTTTATAGACCATATATTATATTATTAGAAAACTTTTCTCTCAATTTTAGTAAAAACATTATAGAATACTCTATAATGTTTTAGAATGTATCTTTTCCATTTTCAATGTAGAAGGTTTTTATTTTTACAGAAAATGAGAGAAGAAATATTAACGCATTTTACTGGCATTAATCAAAAGAGGTGGATATACATTGTTGTCATTATAGACTCCTTGGTCAATTAATGTTTGTGTATATTGAACTCCTCCCCAATTGGTATCAGCGGGATTTGGACTCACAGGTTGTAAACTGGTGGAATTGTGTATTTTATCCAATTGTGTATATTGACCTACAAAAAGACCCAATGGGTCAAATCCTGGATAATTTCCGGAATTATAAGGGGGATTGTCTCGATTAGAATCCACAATTGGTAAAGGGTTTTTCATTTGTTGAGCAATATTATTGGGCATATTGTGGGTATAAGGAAGACCCCCTTGTAAATCAGTTGGCGAGGGACGAATACGATAGACATCGTTTCCTTGTGTGTCGTTCTCTTTTTGAAGATAAAGCACAGGACAAAAAATTCCCTTTTTTCTTTGTATTTCTAAATAATTGATATATTCATCCAATCCATAAAATGGCAATGGATTTGTATCGGATTGAGGTTGTTTAGGATCAAACAATATTAAAGCATTCCCTTCTTTAATTAACAAAGTCGGACAAGAACTTTGTTCGTCATTATTTTGTGTTTGATTTTCCATAGGTTCCAAATATTTATTCAATCGGTTGGTTGCGTAAACATACATTCCGGAAAAGAAAACTAAAATTAAAAATAATAATATATATGGATTTGATTTCATTTTTATTATAAGGGGAGATAATTTTTATCATAATAGAATATAATGACAAAGACAAAGACAACGACATCGAAAAAAGAACAACCACTAATCATTTTGTTTTATATGATTGGGTGTACACATTGCGATACATTTATGCGTACAGATGGACCATGGACAAAAAATATTGTTCCCTCTGGACTTAAAACCATTGAACTTGAACAAGCAGAAGAAGATTCCGCGATTGAATCTAAATTATCGCCTATCTTGGAAGAACATTTGATTCGTCAATTAATTGAAAAGAAAAAAGGAATGGGATATCCTACGATTATCAAAGTGAATGGAGGAACCATTGAAGAATACGAAGGAAACAGAGAAAACATTGATGAATTGCTTTCATGGACAAAATCAGAGAAAAAGGGAGGCAAAAAGGGCAACAATAAAAAAGGCGACAAAAAAACAAAACGCCTTAAAAAAAAGATGAAAAAAACACGAAAATATTGGTTTTTCTAAATTTTAGAGTGGTTCGAAGGGCTAAGACCGCCTTCGGCGGTCGACAGCCAGCGAGCTTCGCTCGCCTTTGCGTCCCTAACGGGAATAGCCCCGCCTTTGGGGCCGGTCCAGTCTTAGGACCATGGGTTCCTTGAAAATTGAATTAAAGAAATCTATATATAATAGAGTAAAAGAATGCCACCAACAATTGTGAATAAATCATTTCGTCTTTTCGATTTTCATATCTATGATGAAAGAGAAGATGAAAAAACCAAATTTATGATTCAAATGTTCGGTATCAATGAATTGGGTGAAACATGTAGTATCTTCATTAATGATTTTCAACCATTCTTTTATATATTGGTACCGCAAAATTGGAAAGAAGACGATGCCTATCTTTTTCTCAACTTTTTGAAAAAAAAGGCCGAAAATCTAGCAAACTCAATTCTTAATATTGAATTGGTTCGTAATAAGAAATTATATGGATTTACAGCCGGAGGAAAGGATTTATTTGCTTGTATTACTTTTGCTAATTTGGCCACTAAAAATAGAATTACCAATTTATGGTATTCATATGATGAGAATCAAACCAAGAAAAAACAAAAATTCATCTATAATGGATTTTCTCTAGAATTATATGAATCCTCAATTCCCCCCCTCTTAAGGTATTTTCATATTCATAATATATCTCCTTCAGGATGGATATCGGTCAAAGTATCAAAAACGGAAATTCCAAGTCAAAAAACGACTACTTGTAAATACGAATACGTTTCTTCCAAAAACAATATAGTTCCTTTACCAGACAAAGAAACATTGGTTCCCTATAAGATTTGTAGTTTTGATATTGAAGCCAGTAGTAGTCATGGTGATTTTCCAATTCCCGTTAAAACATATAAAAGATTGGCCACAAACATAGTAGATGTCTTTTATAAACACAAGGTTTCAACAAAAGACTTGGGTACAAGTTTATTGGAAAAATGTATTTTAACAGCATTTGGATTCAGTCATTTTGATGATATTGATTTGGTTTATCCAAAATTCAATCCAACCAAAACAGAATTATCCCATACTATTAAACAATTATTGGCTCTTTCTTTAGAAGAAATTGAGCCTAGTAAAAAAGTCAAGACAATTCTTACATTGGATAATCTATTTTCCGAAATAAAAACTTTTCCAGAAAAACCAGAACAAGAATCAGATGCGGAAGAACAAGAATCAGATGCGGATGATGAACAACTAGAAGAATCGGAAGAGGAACTCGAATCAATAAAAAAACCGATTCCAGCCGTCACAAAAAAACTGATTCCAGCCGTCACAAAAAAACCGATTCCAGCCGTCGCAAAAAAACCGACTACAAAAAAAACACAAACAATCGTCGATATTTTAATAAACAGCGAAACCAAAAGAGAAGACAAAATTCAAAAAACCAATGAAATATTGACATCTCTTTTTCCGGATTTGGAAGGAGACAAGACGACATTCATTGGTTCAACTTTTATTCATTATGGTCAAATAGACCCCTATTTGAATCATTGTATTGTTGTTGGTTGTTGTTCACCAGTAGAAGGAGCCACTATAGAATCTGTATTAACAGAAAGAGACCTATTATTAAAATGGGCCGAATTAATTCAAACGGAAAATCCCGATATTTTAATTGGATACAATATCTTTGGTTTTGATTATGAATTTCTCTTTCGACGTTCATTGGAAAACAATTGTGAAGAGGAATTTTTGAAATTATCTCGAAATATTGGTCATATTTCAGCAAAAAAGGATACAAATACAGATGAACTTTCATTGGACAATACTAAAATCCGTCTTGCAACGGGTGAATATGACCTCTATTATCCGAAAATGATTGGTCGTTTTCAGATTGATTTATTGGTCTATTTTCGAAAAGAATTCAATTTGTCTTCATACAAATTGGACAATGTATCCGCATCTTTTATTGGCGATACCATCAGTAAAATAGTTGATGACGAATCCGATGTCTCTCTTTTGTATTGTAAAAATACAACAGGACTCAATAAAAACGACTATATTCATATTGAATTATCTGAATTCACAACGGATTATTTTATGGATGGTAAAAAATTTCTCGTGTTGGATATTCAAACAATAGAAGTGATGGAAAAGAAAAAAGGAACCAATGATACGATTCCTGTAAAATACAAGGCCATTGTTGTGAATAAATTAGAAGAACCGATTGATTTTTCTCAAAAAGTCGTGAGATGGGGATTGGCAAAAGACGATGTTTCCGTTCAAGATATTTTCCGATTAACAAAGGGCTCTGGTGATGACCGCGCCATCGTCGCCAAATATTGTATTCAAGATTGTAACATTGTTCACCATTTGATGAGAAAAGTCGATATTCTCGTTGGATTCATTGAAATGTCGCGTATTTGTAGTGTTCCCATGAGTTTTCTCATGTTGCGTGGTCAAGGAATTAAACTCACAAGTTTTGTTGCCAAAAAATGCCGAGAAAAGGATACATTAATGCCCGATATTGAGAAAAACTCGTCGGATGATGGATACGAAGGAGCTATCGTGTTGCCTCCAAAATGTTCCATGTATATTGATAATCCAGTTGCTTGTTTAGATTACTCGTCGCTGTACCCGTCCAATATGATTAGTCAAAATCTCTCTCACGATAGCAAGGTTTGGACAAAGGAATATGATTTATCAGGCAAATTGATTCATGATAGTCACCCTCAAGGAAATCCATACGATAACTTGTCGGGTTATCATTATGTTGATGTTGAATTTGATACTTATCGGTATGAACGAAAAACAATCGGAGCTAAAAAAGTCAAATGTGGAAAAAAAGTATGTCGTTGGGCTCAATTCCCCGACGGAAAACGCGGTATTTTACCATCTATTTTGGAAGAATTATTAAAGGCCCGTAAAGCAACGAAAAAAATGGCGGAACAGGAAAAGGATGAATTCATGAAAAATATTTTGGACAAACGACAATTGGCTTACAAAGCAACAGCCAATTCCTTGTATGGTCAATGTGGTTCCAAAACATCAACCTTTTATGAAAAAGATATTGCCGCATCAACTACAGCAGTTGGTCGATTGATGATTACGTATGCTAAAAAGATGATTGAACAAGTCTATGGTAATTCTCAATGTGAAACGAGTCAAGGACCTGTTTTAACACGGGCAGAATATGTCTATGGCGATAGTGTGGCACATTATACACCTGTTTATATTCGTTTAAATAAGGGGCCTTTGGAAATTGTCACTATAGAAGATTTAGCTCAAGGACTATGGGTATCCAATGGCGAAAAAGAATTTTGTGAATTATCTCATCTCAATATTGAATCTTGGTCAGACCAAGGATGGACTCCGTTGTATAGAATTATTCGTCATCATTTAGCGTCACATAAAAAAATGATTCGTATTGTAACAGGAAGAGGTCAAGTCGATGTCACAGATGACCATTCTTTGTTAACAAAAGAAGGATTACCAATAAGTCCAAAAAAATGCAATATAGGAACAGAATTATTGCATTCAACATTACCAAACAATGAAAGCGGTAAACCGCTTGGAGAAAATCACATTATAGAAAAATATGAAATACCTTACCCAGAAGGAGAATATGTATATGATTTAACAACAAAAAATCATCACTTCTCGGCAGGAATAGGAGAAATTGTAGTTCACAACACTGATTCTGTATTCTTTACTTTTCAATTGGAAGACGCAACCAATCGTCAGCCTATTCGGGGAAAAAAAGCATTGGAAATCACCATAGAATTGGCTCAAGAAGTGGCAAAATTATGTACACGTTTTCTAATCTCACCTATGGAATTGTCTTATGAAAAAACATTGATGCCTTTTATTCTATTGTCAAAAAAACGCTATGTGGGAATGTTATATGAGACGGATCCCAACAAGGGTAAATTAAAGTTCATGGGGTTGTCTTTGAAACGCCGTGACGCGTGCGATTATTTGAAAGATGTGTATGGTGGTGTTCTCAATATTCTTATGCGTTCAGGAGAAAATACAATACAAAGAGCGATTGATTTTTTGGAATTTTCATTGAGACAATTGATTGATGGAAAAGTGGCGACGGAAAAATTGGAAATTACCAAAGCACTGAGAAGTGATTATAAAAATCCCGAAAGAATTGGACACAAGGTTTTGGCTGACCGAATTGGCGAAAGGGATCCAGGAAATAAACCCAAATCCGGTGACAGAATCAAATATGTGTTTTTCAAACATTCAAATCCAAAAGCATTGGTTGGTGAAAGAATAGAAACACCGGAATTTATTCTTTCACAAAAACTGGAAATTGATTATCAATATTACATTACAAACCAATTGATGAAACCTTTACAACAATTGTTTGGTCTTGCTATTGAAGATATATGGAAATTCAAGGGTAAAGAATTGGCCATCAAAAAATTTAAAAAAGAAATGAATTCTTTAATGGAAGAATGTCATAATGATTTGGAAATATTCATGAAAAAAAAGGAAAAAATTACCTCGAAAGAAATCAAAAGTCAATTGTTTGATTCATTTTTGAAAGAAATCTTCAATCGAGAACATAAAATTAAAACCATCAATTCCTTCTTCTCATCAGGGACACAAGGCATGCAGGACCTGCATGTCCAGCCTTAGGACCTAGCGGATTCAGCGAAGGCGAGCGAAGCTCGCTGGCTGTCGACCGCCGAAGGCGGTCTTACAACCCCTCCCTTGGGTGGGAACCTTAGTTCCCTGAAAAGGAGGGGTTTGGGGAACCATGGGTTCCCTGACCTGAGTCAAGATTAAATTCAAAAGATTCAATGTTCGCATTGAATAAATTTTGTAAAATATTTGTAAAAATATCTGAATTGAAAGAAAGGTCCGTTTCAGGTCTTTGTCTTGGTTCTTCACCCGTTATTTGTCTTTTACATATAGGACAATCGCGATTTCTTTGTAACCATCGCATGATTTCGTGTGTTTTAAAAATATGTCCACAAGTTGTAATTTTTGATATATTTTCTCCAATCGTAAAATTTTCCAAAGAAATAGGACATCTTGGTTCGTTTAATGACGGGTCGTAAGTAATGGTTTCAACATATCTTTGAATTTCTTCTGGAGTAATGGGTGTAGAAGACGAAGTCGTCGTCAGAGGAATTGTAAAAGAAAAAACTTCTGTTCTTTCAAGGGGGGCAGGTCTTGTCTCTTGTGTTACTTCTCTCCGTTGTTGTGTTTCTCTCTGTTGTGTTTGTGTTCTTGTTTCATGTTGAAATATTTCTTTCAACAAATCTATAATAGATGCCATGTTACGATTGTAATTTGTCAATTCAGAGTGAAGAGAAGGATTTTGAATATACAAACGTGTTACTTCTAAATATTCTCGACAAATATAAAATAATAAATCAGAATCACGAAGATTGTTGTTTCTAAAAGACACTGGTCTTGTTCTATTTCTAATATTTGGAATAGTTGGAAAAGTTGTTGGCGTTGGTCTTCTAATTGGTGTAGGTGTAGAAAATTCCCGTATTAAATTCGATATTTCTTGATCCAAATTTTGTGTATTTTCTTCAGAAAAACTCGGTAAAAATCTATTTAATAAATTACTCAATCGATTACTCATTTATTATTATAACACACTTATTTTTTATATTGTTTGCCGTATATTTCTTTTTGTCAAGAGTAAAACTAAAACTAAAATAATAACAAAAAATAAAACGACATTATAGATACATATTAACCAAATATAAATAAACAATTCATTATAGATAATGGTTCCAATAGGTTGAATCATTTCTTTCATATGTCTTTTCATATCTTCATTCTTGAAAAATTGTAATAATTTTTCTTTCATAAATACAAAACTTGTATTTTGGTTGTCCATTGATAAAAACCTATATTTTTTATTCATTTAGAGCAACGCGGTTGTGTAAAATCATTTTTTTATAATGGGAACTTATAATGATACAAGAAATAAACAATTCATGGATTGAAGAAATTATTCTAAATAAACCCATATCCATACAAGGGTCTTATGTTATTAAATTTTCTCTCCATAAGAAACCATTGTATGTTCAATTTCCACAATGTAAAATTAAAAATGGAATTCAAAAATCGGGAAAGAAAAATTATTGTGATCTTGTATTTTCCAACGAAGACGATGTATTTATTGATTGGGTTGAAAATTTAGAAAAATATTGTAAAAAATCCATTTTCAAGAATAAAATTTGGTTTGATACTGATTTAGATGAAGATGATATTGATAATTTTTTTTCAGATGTTTTGAAATACTTTAAAGGAAAATTTCATAGTATGCGTGTTCATATTCCTTCTGATTTAGGAATTTATGATGAAACAGGTCAAAATAAAATTTTATTTGAAAATGTTGAAGAAAATACTGACGCTTTAACAATTATAGAAGTTGTTGGAATCAAATGTTCCGAAAAAAATTTTCAAATTGAAATGGAAGTCAAACAAATGTTGTTGATAAAACCTTTACATTTGTTTGAAAAATGTATCATAAAACCTCCACCACATACACAAGATAGGGGACATATTTTAGTAAAAACTGAGCACGTTTTAGGGTTACAGGAACCTGTAATCAAAGAACCAGAACCTGTAGTCAAAGAACCAGAACCTATTATAAAAGAGGACCAAAAAACCGAGATTAATTTAGAAGAATTGATTGTGGATGAAGAACCCATTAAATTGAAAAAACGAAATGATATTTATCAAAAAATGTATAAAGAAGCAAAAGATAAGGCAAAAATGGCAAAAAAATTGGCATTAATGGCTTATTTAGAAGCAAAACGAATTAAAAATGAATATATGATTGACGATATAAATGATAGTGAAAATGACGAAGAGGACGAAACGGTTTAGGAATTTAGGAAATAAATAAATAATAATGTAAATATTTTATCCCCCGTTTATATAAACAAGCCATGTTTAAAGAAATACAATCTGCCTTTACCAAATTCTTTACTGGACAAAGAATTATTATCTTTATTATTTTACTTATTTTAGCGTTTGCTTTGATGACTTATTCCAATTCTAAATCTTTGTTTTTTGATGGTATGGCTGATGGTTCTATGCCACCTATGGATGTGAGTGGAAACGTTCCTTCTAAAACTGGAGGACAAAATGGACCTGTTCCTCAACCTAGTCAATTACAAGCTGTTTCTCAACAAGTTCTTGTTCCTAATACCAACTCCATCTATAATTTACAATCTGTTGCCAATCCTTCCGATTTACTCCCTCAAGACAAAAATAGTCAATGGGCTACTCTTAACCCAACTTTGAACCCAAACAATGTGATCATTCCTGACTTGTTGGAAGCCGGTTATCATATCGGTTTAGATACCATTGGACAAACTTTACGCAATGCTAACTATCAAGAAAGATCCGATCCTATCATTCCAAAGACGGATGTTGGTCCTTGGAACCAGTCGACGGTAGAACCGGATATCGGTAGGGTAGCTTTGGACCTAGGCTACGGGTGTAAATAAAACCAGATTTTGGCCGTAAATAAACTTTTCATAAAAACAACTTAAAGACATTATACTATATATTGTATAATGCCTCCTAAAAAGACAAAAGAGCAATTCGTGAAAGAAGCAAATGAAGTACATCAGAACAAGTGTGATTATACCGATTCAGATTATGTCAACAATACAACAAAAATGAAAATATTGTGTAAAGAACATAATGTTATTTTTGAACAAACACCAAAGAAACATTTAATTGGTCAGACAAGTTGTAAACAATGTATTGAAATAAAATGTCCGATAATAACTACAAAAATATTTGTTGAAAGATCAAATAAAATACACAATAATGAATATGATTATAGTTTAACCCAGTATATAAATACTGAAACCGAAGTTACTATTATTTGTAAAATACATGGTCCATTTACTTGTCGTGCAAGTAGTCATTCACAAGGAACAGGATGTGGTAAGTGTTATGGAATATATCAATCAAATACAGAAGAATTTGTCAAAAAAGCAACAGGAATACATGGAAATAAATTTGATTATTCAAAAGTCGAATACAAAAAATGTTATGAATTAGTTTGTATTATATGTCGCATACATGGTGAATTTATGCAGTCACCAAGTAATCATTTAAAATGTCATCAATGTCCTGAATGTTCATCTATTCAATATACAACAGAAAGTTTTATTCAAAAAGCAAAAGAAAAACATGGTGATATTTATGATTATTCAAAAGTTGTATATGTAAATATAGAAACACCTGTTATAATTATTTGTAAACAACATGGAGAATTTCAAACAACACCCAAAACACATTTAAAAGGTTCTATATGTAAAAAATGTGTTTTACAAAAACAATCTGAAGAAAGATCATTTACATTGGAACAATTTATTGAAAGAGCAAATGAAACCCATAAAAATAAATATAGTTATGGTAACGCAAAATATATTAATGCAAGAACAAAATTGAATATAACTTGTAAAAAACATGGTGATTTTCTTCAAAACCCAAATCAACATATTCAGGGAAAAGGTTGTCCAAAATGTGCCAAAAATTGTTATTCGCAAATTTCAATTCGTTGGTTAAAATTTATATCTCAACTTTATGGCATTAAAATACAACATGCTGAAAATGAAGGTGAATTTTCTATTCCTGATACACGAATGAAAGCGGATGGTTATTGTAAAGATAACAATACAATATATGAATTTCATGGAACTTTATGGCATGGTGATCCGAGAGTCTATAAACCTGATGAAATGTCTCATATTGGAATTACTTTTGGAGAATTATATCAAAAAACCCTTAGACGGGAAAAAAGAATTCGTGATTTGGGATATAATTATGTCATAATTTGGGAAAAAGATTGGAAAAATCTATTGAAAAGTGTGAAAAAAATTCAACAAAAATTTAGAAAAAATAAATAATAATATAAAAATTGAATTATATCAAAATCTTCATAGATGTCTTGTAAATCAAGAATTTATAAAAGATTTATGATAAATTATGAAAAATGATTTATTTTTTCTATTCTTAGTGAATAGAAAAAAATGTTGTCATCAAATTCATACACTTTTATTTTACATTATCCACCGGATATGGTCGAACAAAAATATTTTCCCTTTGGAAAAAAAACACATGTAAAACCAGAGAGAAAACATGAACCACCAAAATCCCCCAAATACAATAGAAAAAATCGTCCAATTAGTTTTCGTCTCCCAATTTAGTTCTATCGTATTTAGTATAATGAATGAAGAAATATATGTCATCAATAACGAAAAGAAGAATTATTGAAAACTATCATTGACTATTATGTAAGAAAAAGTAAAATGACAATAGAAGAAGTTGAAGAACAACTCAAAAAAGATGTCTATTGGGATTCCGCTACTTGTTTAGAAAAAGGACTTATTGATGAAATTATTCAACAACAGGTGGTTCAACAACAGGTGGTTCAACAACAGGTGGTTCAACAACAGGTGGTTCAACAACAGGTGGTTCAACAACAGGTGGTTCAACAACAGGTGGTTCAACAACAGGTGGTGTATAAGAAGAACCCAATTGATTAGCAATGCATTCAATAACATAATCATCGTCTCTATCCCAATTAGCATAATCATCGCCTGATAATACAACAATACGTGCACCGACTATATTTCCGCTGCTATCAAATAATTGAACACTAAATGTAGCAGATGTGTTCAAGGTAAGATTGATTGTTGAAATAGCAATGGAAGTAATCGTATTTGTTGTGGAAACTGTAAAGGGCGTAATATTGTATTGAGATTGGCGAGTCATATAACAATACAATAGAAAATATATATTTATAATATATGATTTTGTTCAACTAAACAATAGATAAAAAGGAAAAAAGATGGATTCGAGATGTTTTTCTGAGTTTTCAGAAGGACGCCTACGGCGTCCGACGGCTAGGCAAGCGAAGCTTGCCTTTAACAATCGTGGATATTATGCTATATTGCAATTTTTATACAACAATAGCAATCATTTCACAACTATAGGAAACAATAAAAATATTTGTTTTCCTAAATGGATTGACTATTTAGTAAAAATAGCTTTTTGTAAAACAAAATCAATTCAAGATCATGGCTCTGTTCACACCAATTATCATAGTTCAGGTGTTTTATTTGATTCTCTCACCAATTCACTTCTTTTTGTTGAAGATACCTATATTCGTAGCGCCAACGTTTCTAACAGAATAGTTTTCTCTCAAATCAATATAGTAAATGTCTCTTGTTGTTTCGACAGAAGATTTGGACACTCTTGTCAAAAAATGGGTTCTTTTGGATCGTCAACTAAAAATGATAAACGAAAAAACCAAAGAATGGAGAGAAGCAAAAGCACAAATCGTCGAAAAACTTTCTAAACAAATTGAAATACATAAATTATCGGAAATCGAAACATCAGAGGGGAAAATTCGTCTTATGGAAAAAAAAGAATATACACCATTGACATATGGTTTTTTAGAAACATCTTTACAAAAAATGATTGATGACAACGAAAAAGTTCAACAAATTATCTCTCAACTAAAAAAAAATCGAGAAATAAAAATCACCAAAGAATTGGTTTGGAAATAATTGAGAGAAAGGTTTTCTCTCAACCATATTTTTTTCTCTCGAATTATCGAATTTAAGGCTGGACATGCAGGTCCTGCATGCCTTGTGTCCCTGATTTATATTCACTCCAAGAAACAGATTTATTTTCCGCTTTGGGTGCCGGCGGATGTTCTTTGTCTAAATTTTCTCCACGACGAACCGCACTATCTAAATACAATTCTTTCAAAATCTTTCCCACTATAACTGATCCTTCGTGTTGATCGACACGACCATCTTCAATCATTTTTAAAACTTGTAAAAATTGTTGCATAATAAGAAGATTGAGTTCATCTTTTAACAATCGATTGAAAATATCCGTATAATTATTGTATAAAAAAGAACAATGTTGTTGACAGATTTCATGAAACTTCTCTGGTGAAGATTCTCTCAAAACGGAATTTTGTGATTTGAGTTTTTCCAATATTTGAATATCTTTGGCTAAAGGAATACTATGTTTCACACGACGCATATATTCTGTATTGTCTGTTGCGTCCGACTCACTAATGAGTTTTTTTAGATTAAGTCTATCACTTGAACTGATTTCATAATGATCACTCATTCTATATTTTATATATTGGAATGATTTCTTTAAATTGAAATTTATACCAATTCTATTATAGGGGGTTGTTTTGTTCTGATTGAATACGACCAATCGGTCTGGAAAGAATGGTAATAAATTGACCAAAAATACAAATGCCACAGATAATATAAAAAATGGGCGTTTTAAATGAGAAAGGTGTAATTTATTATAGGAATGTCTTTATATTTTGAAAATAATATATAATAATTTATTATATAAATGAAGGCAATTGTTTTTTTGAGTATTATTCTTTTTTTATCCATCCTTTTAGGAGCATTTTCAGCATCCATTCGTTTTGAAGGTATGTCCGAATCTAGATTAACTTCACAAGGAACGGGAACAGCAAAAGGAAAAATAGCGGGAGAGAGATAAAATTGATATGAATAAGGTCTTGACATTTACAAGTTGTAGAAAAAATATAATTGATTTCATAATGTATGACAGATGACATACTACCTATCATAAGGATATATATTTATATTATTCAATTTTTTTCATATTTCCACTTATAACCTTTATATATTTCATCGGTTTGAACCAATCGATCTAATGTTACATTGGAGATTTGAAATAATTTCAAAACTTCTCTCTTTGATGGATATGTTTTCAAAACAGCATTTGTTCTTGGGTCAATTTGTTGTATTCTTTTTCCAATAACAGGAGCAAATTTCTCTGGCAATTGATTGGTCTTCAAATATTCCTCTTTCATTTCTTCTGAACAATTTTCAAAATAATTCCAATAATGACCACTTGATTGAGTCCCCTCTTTAATGGCACGAGAAAATCCATTTGTTCTCATATTTCTTGCTTCAGCTGCTTCTTTTTGTGTAGCAAAAACCTGTAAAATTTTTGTCTTTTTAATATCAATCATAGCAATATAATGTATTTCTGTAGAACGATTTTTATTATCTATTGTGTCTGGTATAGTTTCAGGCGGGTTTTCATTTCTTGGGATTATTATCCAACGAAAATCTTTATAAATTGTATGATTGTTTGACGCATTTTTTAATGCAGAATTTGAAATATTTTCTTCTCTTTCTGCTTCAACCGGTGAATCATATACTTTAATAGGATGAGATAAATCTTGAGGAGAATATTTATAAACTTTTGGAACTTTTTCACTATTGTTTCTTTTTTTCACTATAGAAATTGGTGTATATTCTATTGGCATTGTTTCATTTTTGTCATTCTCCGTTAATTCTTGAAATGCCGATTTTTCATTCTCTAATTCTCTTTGTCTCAAAATTACCTTTTCTTTTTCTAAAAGTAAATTTTGAATCTGAAAATCCAATTCTTTTTGTTTAATAATTTTTTCTTCTGTTTCATTTCTTAATTGTTCATATTTCAAACGAACTTCTTCTAATTCAATACTATTTTCTTCAAAATTTGATTTATTTTCATTTATTATTTTTATAAATTCAGCATATTGTTCATCATTTACCAAATAAGTTTCTCTTGTTGAAATATTATTTTGAATTGTCTGTTTTTGATGGTATTGAGATATAAATTTATGGTTATGTAAAAAATTTTCAAACGGAAGTTGATTATTTGATTCAAAAACATCCAATAAAAGTGGTTCAACAATGCTATAATCTTTTGCGATATTTGCTATTCTTGTTTTTAAATCTTGAGAAGAACCCATTTTAATAATATAATGTGTTTCATCAACATCTTTTAATTTACAAATATAAATTACTTTTTTACGATGAAAAGCCTTTAACAATGTATTATGATGACTTTTTTTACATTTAGATTCCAATAATTTTTTATCAACATCTCTTTCTTTCTGTAATTGATACATTCCGTTGATTCTTATTTCTTTCAAAGTATTTATCATCCATTTTTGGAAAACTGATGCTATTGGTTTTCTTGATCTTCCCAACAATTTATAGAGACCAATTTCAGTTAAAAATAACATTTCTTGAGTTCCACCGAGGGTGCCCGAGAATTGGGCAACCTTTTCATCATTATCAAAATCTGTCAAGGAATTTCTAATTTTAACAATTCCTAATAATTGTCCAATTTGATTTGCTTGAAAAAGAGGTTCTTCCAATGTTCCTTGAATATTAATTTGGTGTTCTTCGTTAAAAAGTGAGAAGGCTTTGAGTATATCCATCTCTATAATATATAAGGGCGCCTTTCTTTAAGTTGTTTTGAAAGTAATAATTTACAAAAGGTGGATACCCTTATTATATAAACTCTATTTTTTTAATATTTTAGGGTTATTTATTTTTTAATTAAATTAATTAAATTAATTAAATTAATTAAATGAATTTATCCGAAATTTTTTTCTTTAGAGAGAATATAAAATGGGAGGAGCTTCAAAAAGCATCTGGAGCCTGTCTTACCAAAAGTAAGGCAAGTCATTGTAGGTACTTATAACGTATCTGTTATGGCAACATTCACAATATGCGGGAACACCCTGAAGATATATACTACTAAATTTTATTAGAAATAATAAAATGGCCAAAGCTAACTACTTTGGGTAAAGTAAAAATGTATATATTAGAGGGCAATCCGCAGGGAGCGACCTAAGTCCGTTATGTTAGGATATGGTTGACCCTCAACGACTTAATGTGAATGGACGTGAAGCATCCGACAAATGCTTATGATCGTTTAAGATAAAGTCTAGTCCAACTCGAGAGAGTTCTGTGCCCATTCAAAAAGCACGGGGAGAATAAGAAGCGGAAATTCTTCTTAGTTATACTCTGGTAATTCGTGATGCAACTGGTTGCCTTAATTCAGGGCGTGTCTTACCAAAAGTAGGGCAAGTCAGTAGATTTCCTTTATCCCATAGGAAATCATAGAAAATAATTCTTTTATTTTCTAATACTGGCAACATTCACAATATGCGGGAAAACCCTGAAGATATGAACTACTAAACTTTTTTGGAAACAACAAAGTGGCCAAAGTTAACTGCTTTGGGTATAGTAAAAAGGTTTATATTATAGGGCAATCCGCAGGTAGCGACCTAAGTCCGTTATGTTAGGATATGGTTGAACCTCAACGACTTTACGTGAATGGACGTGAAGCATCTGACAAATGCTAATGATCGTTTAAGATAAAGGCTAGCCCCATTCGAAAGAATGCTATACCCTTTAAAAAAGGTATAGGGAGAATATAGAGAGGAAATTCTCTATAGTTATACTCTGGTAGTAGCGATGGCGCACAAGACGTTTTTTTGACTGGAACACCTGAGATTACTTTTTGGAAAGTATCTTACCGAAGACACACCAATTTTGCCATGGAAAGTATTGAACAGACTTTCAATGGCCAAGCTGATTTTGGACGCCGTGTTACATGCACCATTTCAAGAAATGGTGATTTGATCTACCGCACTTATTTGCAATTGACTCTTCCTGAGATCAACCAATCTATGGTTCCTACCACTGGAACTTTCAACGATGGTGTTTATGCCCGTTGGTTGGATTTCGTCGGAGAACAAATCGTTGCTCAAGTTGAGGTTGAAATTGGCGGTCAACGAATTGATCGTCAATATGGTGATTGGCTTCACATCTGGAATCAATTGACCCAAACTTCCGAACAACTCCGCGGATACTTCAAGCTTGTAGGAAACACCACTCAATTAACTTATATTACTGACCCAACCTTTGCCAATGTTACTGGACCTTGCGCTTCCTCTGGTGGACCTTCTCAGGTTTGCGCTCCTCGTAACGCTCTTCCTGAAACCACTCTTTACGTTCCTTTGTTATTTTGGTTTAATAGGAATCCAGGGCTCGCATTACCCCTTATTGCCTTACAATATCACGAAGTCAAGATTAACATTGATTTCCGTCCCATTGGTGAGGTTCTCTGGGCCGTCAAGACTCTTCAACCTGCATTCTCTGGTGTTGCCTCCGTTTCTGCCGCGTATCAACAGTCACTTGTAGCTGCCTCATTGTACCTTGACTATATCTTCTTGGATACTGACGAACGCAGAAAAATGGCACAGAACCCCCATGAATATTTGATTGAACAGCTCCAATTTACCGGCGATGAGAGTGTAGGAAGCAGTGCGAACAAGATAAAGTTAAATTTCAATCATCCCACTAAGGAGTTGGTGTGGGTTGTTCAACCGGATGCGAATGTCGATTACTGCTCATCTTTACAAGCTGGTTCCGTCCTTTTCAGGACTCTTGGTGCTCAGCCATTCAACTACACTGATGCTATTGATGCTCTTCCTAACGCTGTTCACGCTTTCGGTGGACCTCAGGAAACTGGTGCCGCTGGATTTGGTGTTGGTTCTGGTGCCAACTCTGTAATCACTGCCTCTGGTCTTTTCCAGATGCCTGGTGCTGGTGATGTTCAAAATATTTCTGCCACTTCTGACTGGAACGGAACTGCTCAATATGAACCATTTGCCGCCGCTTCTGGAACTCCCGTTTCTGGTTCTTATGTGTCTGATGCTGGAACTTTCGTTCTTGCTGAAACCGCTTTGGATATGCACTGCTGGGGTGAAAATCCGGTTGTCACTGCTAAACTCCAACTCAATGGACAGGATCGTTTCACTGAGCGCGAAGGATCTTACTTCGATGTGGTTCAACCTTATCAACACCACACCCGTGCTCCTGACACTGGTATCAATGTGTACTCTTTCGCCCTGCGTCCTGAGGAACACCAACCATCTGGGTCATGCAATTTTTCACGAATTGATAATGCAGTGCTCCAACTTGTGCTGTCATCACCCACAGTTTCTGGAACTGCCACTGCCAAAGTCCGTGTTTATGCTGTTAATTACAATGTTTTAAGGGTCATGAGCGGAATGGCCGGTGTCGCGTATAGCAATTAAAAAGAGTAATGAGTGGTTTACATTTAGGAAAATATACATATTTGTATTTTGTGTTAGAAAATTGATTTTTTAATCTATGTTTTATTTTATAACACACAGATGACAACAGAAAAACATTATTATCACAATAAAATTATTGAACAATATGGTGAATGTCAATACATACAAGGTCATATATCTAAAGGTTCTGAAAAAAACCCTATATGGATTGTAAATGAAAATGGAAAAGAACGATTTTTGATGTATTGTGAACCCGGTGCAATATGTATTTTATGTCGTGAATCTTATCAAAAAATTATTCAATTTGAAAAAGAATACAATAACAACCAAAAACTCTGTTTTTCAAAAAAAACAGGTACAAACTATATTCGAACACCAAATTCATTATATATTCATCAAATTATTATGAATTGGTATGGTCACGGTTCAGGAACTGCAAATTTATCTGTTGACCATATTGATAGAAATCCACTAAACAATACTTTGGAAAATTTGCGTATAGCTACTGGAGAACAACAAAGGGAAAACGCAAAAGGAAATTTACCAAATACAAAAAAAGATCGGCAACATCAAGCCCGTAAATTACCAGAAGGTATCAAACAAGAAGATATGCCAAGATATGTAAATTATAATGTAAATTGTTACGGTAAAAAAAATGAATTTTTGAGAGAATTTTTTAGAATAGAAAATCACCCAACTTTAAATGGTAAAGTATGGAGTAGCACCACAAAACAATCTGTGTCCATTCAAGACAAATTGAATGAAACAAAACAGGCACTTGTTTTATTAGATAATGGCATAATTCCAGAACGTAAAGAACGTATTTTACCAAATGGAGTAACATTTTATTTTGAAAAAGAACGCCCAATCCTTGCATGGCAAAAGAAAATAAACGACAAAACACTAACGAAAAAAATGACTCTCGACGAAGACTATTATGAAATGAACAAAGAATCTCAAGAAAAAGTCTTACAAAATTTAAATAAAGAGGTTATCAAAAAATATGGAAACGAATATTCCATTTTTGATATTTCTGATGAAAAATTTCAACAAATTCAAGAAGAAAAAAATTCAAAATTACCAACTTATGTTAGAACACAACTTTTTGGAGAAGACCTATATTTGGTTTATAATAAAAATGATAATCAAGAAAATCGTTTAACATCAACAATTAAATTACCAAAAAATTATAATATTAATAAGGAACTTTTCAATTTAAATAAAAAAATAGTCGAAAAATATGGTGAGGAACATAAATTATTACTTGAAAATTTCCCATATAATCCTGAAGATCAACAAATAATTGAACTTCCACCAAATACTTATTTATTATTAAAATGTAAAAATCCTTATATATTAATTCAAAAAGAAAATGATACTTATTCAATGAATTTACCTGAAAAATATTGTTTAAAAACACAACTTGAATTATTTAATTTATCTGAAAATCAAATTAAAGATCCAATTTTAGATATTGGTCCTAATCGTGAAAATTTCTATGAAAATGGACGACGTCCTGAAAATATAAGTATTTGTTTTAAAGAAAATAAATATTACCAATTACAATACAAGGCTAAAACAAAAGAATATACACACGATAAGACAAAAACACTTCCAAAAATATCATTTAATATGAATTTGGAACTTATTAATTTTAATAAATGTATAGTTGAAAAATTTGGAAAAGAATATGGATTTTTACAAACAAATTATATCATATAGTTTTTGTAAAAATATCTGTTTTTTTTACTCATTTTATTTACTATATAAAATATTTTTATATTAATTTATTAATTTTTCTATAGATGAAAACATAATATTATATGTTTTTATAATTTCTATTTTTTCATTTTCTGTTAAATCTTCTAATTGTAT